TTTTCCTGGTATGTCAGATGCAAATACTGTTAAAGAAATAATTAATAGTTTTACATAAATAGAGATTGCGGGGTAGAGCAGCGGTAGCTCGGAAGGCTCATAACCTTTAGGTCAGTGGTTCGAACCCACTCCCCGCTACACGATCCGAAACATGACAACGGATAGTATGCCTTATACGATGAGAAATGGAGTGATGACCATATAGGACTGATTATAGGACAATGTTCTATTTAGATTGACTATCTACTGAAAGCGGGAATAAATAGTAACCCATGAAGTCTATTCCTAACCTGAAAAGGGACAGCTACGACACCTGTAAGTTGGATAAATAAAGGTGTCAAACGCCCAAGTAGCTCAGTTGGTAGAGCCGGTCATTTGTAATGATCAGGTCGCAGGTTCGAACCCTGTCTTTGGCTCCAAAGAGGTGAGATCCTCCATAGTCTTTAATCCAAGACTTAAACAATGGATAGGGTATTAGACTGGACATCCTTAAACGCCAGTCTCTTGGGAATAAAGCTGGAAAATCGTCCTTTCTCCCAGTAACGGTTGACGTTTTTAATTGGGGATGCCCAGTAGGTTTTTCAAATAGCAAAAACAATAATGACTACTCATATCATCTCAATATGGGGAAATATTCAGGAAGTATCGTTAGATACCGAGTACGTCCGATCAAACACTAATACGAGGTAGTGAAAATCCTGCACGTAGGGCTTAGAAAATTAGTTACAGATGAAATTTCTGTTCTGGGTATGAATTGAAGGTACTGGTAGATTTAATTAATTCTATTGTACCTTCAATTTTTTTACATGTATCAATAAAATTAATTACTTCATCATCACTTAAAAAAAACCATTCATTTTCTGATTGTGTTTTACTTAATGAATATCTTGAATGTAACCACTTCTCAATTTCCTTATAGTTTTTTGAATTATAAGAATTTATCAATGTTATTTTATTTGGATTACCCGTGGTTAAAGATTTTATCCGTTTTTCAACAGATGTTTTTGTTATTCCAATTTTAAATAATTCCCTAAAACCATCAGAATCGGTTGACATTAAAAGATACACATAACCCATATTTTAATTTTAAATAAAATATTTTATTTTGTAAATGTGTTTTTTATTTTATTTTCCTTTTCTCCCTTTTTAACTAATTTAACATATTCTTTTTTTGGTTTACCAGGTTTTTTATCTAATGCAATATAAACCAAACATTTTTTTATTCCATCAGGTGTTTTAACATTAACATGACTTTCTTTATAATCACCAACTTTAACACCTTCTTTTTTATCCAATATTTTTATATCTGATTTTTTAATTTCCCAAACCACACCATTTACATAATCATTTTTTGTTGATTTTTTAATTGATGCAACACCATCCTCATCAAAAAATGCATCCCAACCATGTAAAGTTCCATCAGATAATTTTTTTGCATCAGGACATCTTTTTTTCATTCTTTCAACATCCATATTGGAACCATATGCAAAATATAATATTTTTGTTTCAGAAATAATTTCGTTAATTAAATTTATAATTTTAATCATATTCATAAATATTTATAAAAATGAAAGTAGACGCATTATTTATCTCCGATGTACATCTGGGTTCAAAAGGTTCAAATGCTGAACATGTTTTAAAACTTTTAAAAGAATATGAACCCAAAACATTATTTCTTGTTGGTGACATAATTGATGGTTGGTTATTAAAAAGAAGATTTAGATGGCCACAATCCCACACAAACGTATTAAGAAAAATCCTATCCTATTCAAAAAACAATATCAAAGTAATTTATATTCCCGGTAACCACGATGACTTTTTAAGAGAATATGGTGAATTTTCTTTTGGTAATATTGAAGTTCATAATGAATATGTTTTTGAAAATACATTTATAACTCATGGTGATCTTTATGATGGGGTTGTTAAATTAAAATGGTTGGGGGTTCTTGGTTCAGTAGGTTATGATTTGGCTATCAGCATTGATAAGAGATTAAAAAAAATGGGTTATAAAAGAAGTTTATCAAAATTCTTAAAACAAAAAGTAAAAGAAGCTGTTAAATATATTACACAATATGAAGTGGAATTGGTAAGACAAGCAAAAAAACATAAATGTGATACAGTTATTTGTGGACATATACATAAACCTGAAGATAGAATAGTTGATGGTGTAAGATATTTGAATTGTGGTGATTGGATTGAAAATAACTCATACATAACACTTTTAAACGGAAAATACGAAGTACATGAATATAAGATATAAATTAACAATCGTCATTCCTTGTAAAAATGAGGAAAATTATATTGAAAGAACAATCAACTCTATTGTTAGACAAAAAAATATAATTGGAACTAGAGTTATTATTGCTGATGCATTTTCCACAGATAAAACTAGAATGATTGTAAGTGATCTACAAACAAAATTTAAAGACATCATAAGAATTGAATTAATTAATGGAGGATCTGTTTCTTTTGCGAGAAATAAAGGTGCATCAATGGTTAATACAAAATATACATTATTTTTGGATGCTGATACTGTTTTGGATGACCCAAAAATTATTAATGATTCTTTATTCGATATGTATCATTATAAATTAGATTTATTAACCTGTAAAGTTAAATCGTATGGTAAAGATATAAGAACAAGTATTATGTTCAGTCTATTTAATCCAATAAATTATCTATTATCTTTAACCACACCATTTGCAGTTGGAATGTTTTTTTTAACAAAAACATGTGTATTCAATGAATTAGGTGGTTTTGATAAAACATTACATCACTCAGAAGATTACTGGTTATCAAAACAATATAACCCAAAGAAATTTAGAATATCAAAACATTATATTGGTCAGGATGATAGAAGATTTAAAAAAATGGGTTATTTTGGAATGATTAAATTATTAATTAACGGATACTTATATAAAGATAATAAAGAATTTTTTCAACAAGATGTAAATTATTGGGACTAACATGAAAATATATAATATATTAAACGAAATATTAAACGAAAATACAATAACACTACCAAATATACCAAACACAAAAAACTTTTGGCATGGTGGTAATCTTGATGATTATAATGAAATAATTGCACAAAAAAATGGTCGATATGAATATGGACCTGGTTTATATCTTATTACAAAATATAATATTGCAAAAAAATATTCAAAAGGTAGTAGAAAACTTTATATCATAACAGTTGAATTGGGAAATGATATTACCAATTCATCAATACCAGAAAAAAATGTTCATGAATTTATAAACACCTATGTTATAAAAGGTTTAAGAAAAATTGTTATGGAACGTTTGGAAAGATACACAGAAAATGGAATGGTAGATGCTGAAATATTCAATAATATTATTTTAAATCATAAAGCAATAAAAGGAACTAATACTTCTAAACTACGTCAATTTTTAATTGATAATAATATTGATTACGAAATTGTTGGTAATGCGTTTGGGTTTGGAGAAAAAATGATGGTCTTGTATAATATGAAAAAGATAGTAAATGTTTTACAAGTAAAATCAAATGATAGATTAGACAATTATGATCTTTAACCATTACCACTAATTTTCCCACAAATCTCACATTTAACCATAATTGATACTTTGTTTTTTAGATCACATTCATCACAATCAATATAACGATGAAAACCTACAAAACATAATATCTTTCTGATTATTTTCATTTATAAATAAATATTTTAAAAAACATTTTATTATTCCAAATATTTCACTTATATTTGCCTCATCAAAGTACGAAAACAAAGTATAATAAAAAAAAAATAAAAATATTTTGTAGTTTGAAAAACTTTTCGTATATTTGCATATAATTATTAGTAAGATGAAATTATTGACGAACATACTAACACTTAACCCTAACCCGTTATATAACGGCAATAGAGGAAATGTGCAAAGTATAGTATGTTCGGAATATAAAATATAAAATAGATTAATTTCTAAAAAATATAACCCGAACTTACTAATAAAAAAATAAGTTCGGGTTTTTTGTTTTAGTTCTTTTACATTGTTGTATAATTAGTTAATATTGTTTTTTAATATTAAATTTTCATTAATTATTTTAGTTATAATATCTAAATATTTTTGACTTGTGGATGGTTTAACATATTTTTGTTGTGATGTATCAATAACACATAATGATATGTTATTTTCAATACATTTTTTAAATTTTAAAGAATCGTTAATTTGTGTTGATATTAATCTTTCATTACTAAAAACAGGTTCATAATGAAAGATACCGTTTAATTCAAATGCTAGTGAAAGAGATGGTATATAAATATCTAATTCTGAATTAATAATATCTTTTTTATTATAGTTAATTAACAGTTCTGGATAAATTTGTGTTAATTGTTCTTCTATCCAAATTTCCAATTTAGAACGTTTATAACCAAATGTTTTATGTGAATTTAAATATATCGTAGAACATGAATGACTACAAAATGTATTTTTATGTCGTTTACTTGCTGAATATAGTTTTGTTATAACAGTATTACAATTAGTACAATTGGTGGTTATCATAATATTTTTTTTTCTATGTTCTCTGCGACATTCGGAATTACAAAAATCAAATGTTCTATGACCCCATTTATTATTTTCTATGGTTTTCTTTTTTACATAGAATATATGATCACAACCAACACAAATAAGTGGAATGTCGGTTTCTGGTGTTGAGTTATTATATTCTTCTGGTGTATATGTATGTTTCATATGTATATAAATATCATAAGAAAAAATAAAAATTAAATTTCTTTGACATTGTGGAATAAGTTGCCCTGGTGGTGAAACTAGGTAGACACGCGGGACTTAAAAAGTGATACACGATTAATTTAATTAACTTTTGTGTTAGTTCGATATATTTATTATATATGAAACATAAATACACAAAAGAAGAATTAGAAATTGCAGTTAGTAAATCATTAAGTATTGCACAAGTTTGCAGAGAATTAAGTATTAGACCTGTTGGTGGTAATTATAAAACTATTAATATTATGTTAAAAAAAAATAATATTAATATTAATCATTTTACAGGAAAAGGATGGAATACTGGTACAAGATATAAGACATTTTCTAAAAAACAATCTTTATCTGAAATTTTAGTAGAAAATTCTACATATTCAAATACTAATTCATTAAGAAAACGATTAATTAAAGAAAATATTAAAGAATATAAATGTGAAAGATGTGAAAATACAATTTGGTTAAATCAACCTATTAAATTAGAACTTAATCATATAAATGGTAATAATATGGATAATCGTATTGAAAACTTAGAAATACTTTGCCCTAACTGTCATTCAATGACATCAAATTTTCGTAGTAAAAATAAATTGAGTGCACTTTCTGAAAAGAGAGATGTAGAATATCGTAAATTCAGGGAAGACTTAACTGTTAATCCTGAGCCAAGCTCTATTAAAAATAGAGAAGGTGCAGAGACTTTACACGATATACCTAAATCAGTTAAAACAAAAAAATGTTTACATTGTAATAATGATTTTATTTTTAGTCGGAATGAAAGTAAATATTGTTCAACTGAGTGTTATAGAGAACACTCAAGAACAAATATACCTAAAGTTCCTGATTTATTAAAATCATTTGAAATATATGGATCATTTGTTCAAGTTGGTAAACATTATAATGTTTCAGATAAAGCTGTACATAAATGGTGTGAATTATATGGAATAACTGACATGGTAAAGAGAAAGTCCAGACCACAAACATTATAAAATGGTAATGAAAATTATAGTGGTAAGAAAATCCCGTCCCCAGCAATGGGGGTGCGGGTTCGACCCCCGCCTAGGGCACAAAAAACATACATGATTTATAATTGTTATGGATACAATTCCTGATTATATTGATGTATGTTAAATGGTCTTGTAATTCAATGGATAGAATAATTGTTTTCTAAACAATACATAGTGGTTCGATCCCACTCAGGACTACATTTTTATATTGGGGTGTGAAGTCAATGGAAGACGACTAGTTTTGGGAACTAGAAAGTAGGTTAATATCCGAAAATGCGAGTTCGAGTCTCGTCACCCCAACATTTGAACTTTTGTACCTTTTTAAAATTCCCACATAGCTCAGTTGGTAGAGCAAAATCCTGTTAAGATTGAGGTCGGGGGATCGTGACCCTCTGTGGGAGCATTTATGGTCAAATGGCGTAATTGGTAGACGCGCTGGATTCAAAACCCGGTGTCCGTAAAGACGTGAAAGTTCGAGTCTTTCTTTGATCACAATAAATACACTTGTATAGACCAATTGGAAGGAGTCATATGTCTTAGGAACATAGTAGTGTCGGTTCGAATCCGACTATAAGTACAAAGGTTAATTGGGGAAAGGTAGTATCACTATCGGAGGTGAAATAAGTAATGCCAATTATAAAAACAGATGTCCACTCGCCCATCTTCTGTTTTCCTAAATTCGGGACGTTATCCTGTAAGTGGTAGCAGAAACGACTGTAAATCGTTTGTCTTAATGACTCGGATGGTTCGACCCCATCACGTCCCACAATTTTTTAAAAATTAAATTTTTTATTTATGAAATCAAGTGTTTTAGAACGTATTATGAAACGTTCGCCGGAAGAAATTGAAATTGGTAGACAAAGAAGAAAAAAACAAATTGAAGAACTTTCTTTGGAATATCAACTTGGTCAATATGTTGGTGAATATATAGTTTACAGAACATTACCAACATTAAGTTGTGATGATATTACAACCAGAAACACTATTCAAGTTTCAGAAGAAGAAACAAACGAACTTAAAAGATTAAATGATATATGGTTTAATAAAGTTTGGAACTTTAGAGGAACAGAAGAAGAAAAAAAGGAAGCAACAAAAGAAGAATGGAATAATCTTAGAACATATCAAAAAATGTTGGATGATAAATATTATCCCCCAACAATTCAATCACATCTGTCACCTTTAAATGTAAAAGATATGAATGAATTTAAACGAGGTTTAATTGACTGTTTATGGAGTTCTGATTGTTGTTCTTATAGTTTGAAAGAAGAAGATATTTTGATTGAAACTAATGATGATTATTTATTCACAACAATCACATTAAAAAGATAAAAGAATTACCTACTGGTACAACCTGAGCATGACTTGTAGTGGTGACCGTAGTGAGGAGTGGGTAATTGTTTTATATTGATCCTTAGCTCAGTTGGTTAGAGCAAATGACTCATAATCATTAGGTGATCGGTTCGAGACCGGTAGGATCAACATCATCGTTATATACCCCTTGAATGAATCTAACTCGTGCATCTCGAGCAATACATGAGGTAATGACAAATTGGTTCAGGTAAGTCCAAGGGGGTATATAACTAAATTTGGGTATAAGTACCGAGCGAAGCAAGAATGGTCTAATTCGGATGTGTGTGGGTTCGACTCCCATTGTATCCACTGTTTGTAGGTATAGTGAATAACCTTCAGAGAAGGTGATGGTATCGCACTCTTAAAATGCGAACCCTCTTTAGTTCCGTCATATAGCGGTTTAATATGTGACCCTTACAAGGTCAACTCACCAGTTCGATTCTGGTCGGAACTACAGAATGTTGATAAAGGTAACCATTACCTCAACAACCATTGCAATGGTAAGTATGGTACCTATGCGATAATAGTATAATGGTTATTACTCCGGATTACCAATTCGGATATGGAAGTTCGAATCTTCTTTATCGCTCTTTAAATTATTTTTTTTTTCAATTTACATTTATCGCTCATTTTATTATATTTATAATATATGAATATATGGAAACAAAATGAAATTGATAATTTAATTGAATTAATAAAAAAAGGTAAATCTTACAAAGAAATTAGTTTTGAATTGGGAAGAGAATCATCTTCAATAAGAACTAAACTATATAGATTAGGATATAAAAGTACTGATTTTATAAAAACTGAAATTAATCATTGTTTAAATTGTAATAAAGAAATTAGTAATAAAAAACTTTTTTGTAATCATAGTTGTTCGGCAACATATAATAATAAAATTAGATTTAAAAATGAATATCAAAAAAATAATTGTTTAAATTGTAATAAAGAAATTAAAATAAAAAAAAATTATTGTTCTAATAAATGTCAAGGTGAACATAAACAAAATTCAATTTTTGAAAAAATTGAAAACGGTGATATAACATTTTCTGAAAAATCATATAAAAAATTTTTAATAAAAAAATATGGGGATAAATGTATGAAATGTGGATGGAACGAAATTAATCCAGTTACAGGAAAAGTCCCTATTCAATTAGAACATATTGATGGTAATTCAGAAAATAATACTTTAGAAAATTTAATGTTATTATGTCCTAATCATCATTCATTAACACCAACATATGGTGCATTGAATAAAGGACATGGTAGAAAATATAGATATAAAAAATAAACGCATCGTAGGTGTAACTGGTTGCATCCCGTCCTTCCAAGTCGGTGGAATTAGTCGGTTCGAGCCCGACACGATGCTCATTTGAACTTTTGTACCTTTTTTTGATATTTATATATAAATTATATTTATGTCAAGAAAAGAAAAACAATATCATTACATTTATAAAACAACTAATATTATTAATGGAAAATTTTATATTGGTATTCATAGTACAAATGATTTAAATGATGGTTATATTGGTTCTGGAAAACGATTATGGTATTCTATAAACAAGTATGGAAAAGAAATTTTTAAATGTGAAATACTTGAATATTTTTCAGATAGAGAATCATTATATAAAAAAGAAAGAGAATTAGTTAATGAAGAATTATTGAAGGATAAAATGTGTATGAATCTTGGAATAGGAGGTACTGGAGGTCAAGGTGATAGATTTTTAACAAAAGAACAATTAAAAAAAGGTAGGAAAAAATGTGATTTAATTTTAAGAGAAAAATATGGTGAAGATTTTCGTTCAATTATTGTAAAAAAATATTATAATAATTTAACTGAAGACCAAAAAAAAGAACGGAATAAAAAAATAATAAATGGACAAATAAATTCAAATTTTGATCGTTCTAAAACTTTTAAAGGAAAAAAACATAATGATAAAACAAAAAAGATAATTGGAGAAAAGAGTTCAATTAATCAAAAAGGTTCATTAAATTCACAATTTGGAACGATGTGGATTACAAATGGTATTGAGAATAAGAAAATTAAGAAAGAAACTGAAATACCACAAGGTTGGTATAAAGGAAGAAATAAGATGAAATAAAGAATATTGAATTATTTATAAAACTCGGTTTTTATATTTTTTAGTATAAAAATTTTAAAATATGGGTCTGAGGGAGTCCCAAAAACGGATAAATAACGTGTCCCTCTCCATTCCGGAGTAACTCAGTTGGTAGAGTAGGAATTTTGTAAATTTCAAGTCGCAAGTTCGAAGCTTGTCTCTGGATCAATGGTCCGTTGATATGGTGACTTAATGAAAACAAACCATGTCCAAGGGGTGAAAGTCCCCCACAAATTAACTAGTCTGATGCATTACAGGTGCATCGGGTAAGTGTCCTTAGTAACGAATGTGACCGCTAGTTTATTCATTGTTCTGTAGTGTAATGGTAACACATAACATTTTGGATGTTATATTTAAAGTTCGAATCTTTACAGGACAACACTAAAAATTGGAGAGATGACAGAGTGGTAATGTAGCAACCTGCTAAGTTGTACATCGGGTAAGACCGGTGCGAGGGTTCGACTCCCTCTCTCTCCGCAGAATTTTTAAATATTGCTAAGTGTTGAAATGACTTAAGTGTCTCGGCAGACTCGCCCTTCTGTCTAAAGGGTGGTGATAACAAAATAAAGACAGAATAATGGATTGACCACTAAAAATGTTAAAACTTATTTGTTCTGTACCTAATTGCACCGTACATGGTTCGAATCCTGTCTTAGCAGAGTTGTATATGTTAATTCACCTCCACGTTTGGTTACAACTGGAAACGGGTAATGCCGGCTAAGAAATTAACAATTAAATTAATTAACAAAAAATAAAGAAAGATGACTTAGTATTTATTTAAAAACACAATTATGGAACGGAAATTTAGAACACTTTATGGTACTCCGATACCAAATGTAGTTGATTATGTAAAAGATTACTTATCAAACAGAGAAGATGTAGAAATCTTAATCGGATCAGATTCACAATGTTATGGAAATAAAAAAACAGTATATGGTGTAGTAATTGCATTATATACAAAGGGTAAAGGTGCCCATGTTTTATGTAGTCGTGAGACAGTTCCAATGGAGAGAAATACTGCAACAAGATTATTAACTGAAGTTTGGAAATCAATTGAATTAGCTGAATATCTTAAAGATAATGGTTTACCAAAACCACAATGGATAGATATTGACTTAAATCCAGATCCAAAATATAAATCTAATGCAACACTTAGACAAGCGGTTGGTATGGTTGAGTCTTGTGGTTATAAAGTCAGATATAAACACTTAGGTGCAATTATGACCTATGCTGCAAATCATTTAGTTCGTTTGTAATGGGAGATTTTTTAAGTAAATTGGAATATGAGATTAAATTCAAATCAGAAGTTGAAAAAGTTCTGAGAGAAAAGGTCATGTCTAAAATTAAAATAAGAGAAATTTTAAAATTAATAAAAGAAAGAAATAAGAAAGATGGAAATTAATCCACCTTTTTTTATTTATTAAATAATATTTTTTTACTATCATTGTAATATGGGAAATAAAATAAAAAATTTTTTAATTGGTGCAGTAGTATCATTAAATAAAGTTCAAGAAAATATAAGTCAAACTGTTAATGGAATTGATAATAACATTTCAATTCAAAAAGAAGTAGAAAAACATGAAATAAAACTTGTAACAAAAAGTAGGTTTTATGATATTTTAAACAAGGCAGATAAATATGAAAGAGCATTAAAAGAAGGTGTATCCTTGGATATACTTAATAATAAAGATTTAGTATCCAAAAATCCAGAAAAAGTTGAAGCTGCAAATCAAAAAATAAGAGAAGCTTTGAATTCTACATTAACTGAGGAAAAAATAAAAGAAATTGAAGATAGACCAATACTTGGATTTAGAAATCAAAGATTTGGTTCTTTAATGGAGGATATTAATAATCTTGATGAGGATGCCAAATATAAATTTAGTACAAATAATGATTTGTATAAGTATGCTAGTAATGTAAAAATACATTATAAAGATGATGGTTTATTTTTGGAATTTATTGTTAACTCAAGTGAAAATCCAAAAATATTAATGATGAATTTTGAAGATCTAAATCATTTTTCTGTTGTTGAAAAAAATGCAAAGACATATGAATATGAAATATTATCTTATGAGGGTACTAGAGTTACCGCACCATTTGAGAAGGGTTATATGTATAAAGCAAACATTTTAAAGAATGGTGAATATAATTTTGAAATGGATGATAAAATAAACATATTGAATAAGAAAAATACTCCAGCAAAAAATACAGCGTTTTATAAATAAAAAAGGTGGATTAATTTCCACCTTTATTCTTTTATAACATTTATTTTTATTTTCGGTTCATAACCATTTGGTAGTCTATTATCTATACCTAGAAATTTCCCCATATTTTTATCCATCCTTATTGTTACTTCTTTTTTATCAAGATTTAACATTATCTGACCAACAGTTTGCATGTTATGTTCATTTTTTTCTCTATATGGATTGAAGAATGGGTTTTTATGATATTGTTGTCTCATTTTTTCAAACACTTCACTATCTGTTTTACAACTTTTCAAATATTCTTTTGCAAATAACATTCTCATATGAGAAGATTTCTTTTTAATACCTGTTGTATAACCAGCAACTTCATGTGCTATACCATGATTTGTTCTAACCATGACTTTTTTATCTTCTTTTAATTTTGTTACAACAGAAGTGTCTTTACTAGTTGCTTCAATATTATAAATGTTTTTATTATTTCCAACCATTGTTTGACCTTTAATACCAACATTTTTTTTATCATCACCGGAGAATGAAATAACCGACTTAACAACATTTTTTATTTCTTTATGTTTTAATGCTGTTCTAATTTTAAAACCATCAGTCGCTTTCTTTCTATTTTCAGTATCGTCTAATTTTGGATCTTTAAAAACATAATTTTTTCCATCCTTTTGTTTTTTTTCTATTTTATCACTTTCTTTTTCATCTTGTCTAACCAATAGACTTGAATTAACAATACCAATACCATATTCATTCATACCTTCAGACCAATCGGTATCCTCATCAATCCAATATACCATTTCCACATCATCAACAACTTCATGAACTACTTTCATTTTGGCAACATAACCTCTATCTCTATTTTTTGCCAAAATAATACCATTATCAAGTCTAACTGCAGCAATTGTACATTCTTTAATTAAATTTAATTTTTCAGATTTAACTAAACTTATCTCCTCACTTATTAATTCATTTAATTTTGATTCATTTATTATCATAATAAATTATTTATTACAATAAATATTTGATAATGTCAATAATATCACTTATATTTGCATTCTATTATTAATTAACAATAAAAAAATTATTATGAAGTGTATTAAATCAGTTAGAGTTGGCAAGAATGTTGAACTTGGTGAAATTAAAAGGGTAAATGATGTGGATGCAGATTTATCTGTAAGAAGTGGATCTTGGTCATATGTATCAAAATCTGAGTACAAAAAAACTATTAAACCGGTTGTAGTTGAACCAGTACTTGTTGAGAAAAAAGTTGAGAAAACTATTTCCGAAAAACAACGTGATAGTAAGAAAAAAAATAATAAAAAAGTTTATAAATAATTTTTTTATTTGAAAAATTAGATTTATCTTTGCAACGTAATACTTATTATATATGACACATTAGATTAATAAACTTGTAGTAATAACCAGAGGTGATATGACACCAGGTTATCAAATGGCACAAAGTTGTCATTCAGTATCACAGTTCATACTTGAACATCATGATTTGGCTAAGAAATGGAATAACAATTTTTTAATATCGTTATCCATTGATTCAGAAGAAAAATTAAGTAATTTATTAACAAAAATTCAAGATATTGGCGTTCCTGTGTCTTATTTCACAGAACCCGATATTGACAATCAATTGACTTCAATTTGTTTCCTTGAAACGGAACAAACAAGGAGATTAACATCGTCATTACCTTTATCATTAAAAAATTTTAATAAACAATAAAACAAACAGTTATGATGTAGATTACAGAAAAGAAATGTGAAATTGTATTTCACTTCAACAAGAAACATTTGGAAGACCCTACCATTCCAATGTGGGTAATTAAATGTAGGGGTGACACTCATTATGTCCATCACGTAGTTGTAGAACCCGGTGTTGGTTTCTCAACAAAAGAAACTCCAAATAACACTCATACAAAGGGGAGTATCAAATTTAAAGCAAATTTGGTTTTAGAAACGGATGAGAATAATCAGACAATCGCAAGGTTGTATTAATAAAATAAAAAAATTAATAAAATGTCACAAAAAAACAACGGGTCAAAACAAAACCCAACAACAGTAATTAAATGTAGTTTTTCAAACTCAGTTCATAAATTATTAGAACCTAACATGGATAAAAAAACTTATCAACGTTGGAAGTATAAAAAAGAATTAACTGAAAAAGAAAAGATTGAGATCTTTGATAAAATAATGGAATTACATAAAGAAAGTTCCGAGTTATTAACCTCATATCAATTTGAGAAGAGGGAAAAAAGAAGAATACATAAAGCACGTGTTGAACGTGGTTATGAGTTCAAGAAAAAAATAAATAAAAAAGATTTGGTGAATCAAAATTAAGTCTTTATATTTGCATCAGTTCTTTAAAATATCTGCTGATAAACAAACAATAATCTTGACCAACATAATAGGCTTCGGTGACCGTTGGTGTAACTGTGAATTAACACATCGGGGTTATCTCAACCAAGAGAGATGTTTGTGGACAGATAAACGACCTTAGATTGTACTTAGGTACATTGGAAGGAAGTCCTTTCTCCCCAAAGTAGGGAGCGTACTAAGGTTTATTCACATTCTTGGAGTGACAGATATTTTAAAGAACTTTATGGTAAAGTGACCGAGTGGTTAGGTGTGGGAACAGACGTTCTTATTACAAAGGTTCGAATCCTTTCTTTACCTCTGGAATTTCAGTACTGGTGTCCATAATACCAATGAAAGACGGATGAGGACAAATCTCCTATGGAGTTTATTCTGTCAAATATCAAGGTACATGTAGTAAAGTGAATGAGACCTGTGACAAAAACTGAATACGTCATAAAACTACATAATTTTTAACAGTTCTTTGATAATTTTTTAAAATGGCATGTTAACTCAACGATAGAGTAGGATTTTAATAACTTTTTATCCATTTTCTGATTGCATTATCACTAACACCATATTTTCTTCCCGTTCCACAATAACCTAGTGTATTTATTTCATTAACTAGTGTTTTATAATCTGGACGTTCTACTAATCTCCTAGAAAATTTGATTATTTCTTCTGGTGTTTTTAATATTTTTTTGTTATCAGTATTTTTAACATTACCACCACAATGTGTATCTAATGTTGCATTACAGTTTGGGCATAAAAATCTTAAATTTTCTAATCTATTATCGTTATTAACACCATTAATATGATCAAGAATTAATGAAAAATTTTTACCCATCCAATTACCGTCATTTTTACACATTAAACATTCATAAGGTAATAATTTATTTTTAATAATGTGTTTTTTAACACAACCTCTACTAAAATCAGAATTTACAGTAAAACGATTTATGTTTTTTGATTTATTAGTATATTCTCTTGATAATTGAGCTTGTGTTTTAAAATGTTCAGTATTTATTTTAAATTTTTCAATTAATTTTTTTAACTTTACATAGTTGGAACCATTTATATTCCACCCTAAATTTTCTAAACAATTTTTACTATTATAACTTAATTTCACGATTTCTTCTAAATTTTCCATTATATGTATTTATAATAAATATACCCATTTCTATAAAAGTTCGAGGTTCGAGGTTCAGTTTTAAAATATTTGGTTATATGAAAAAGTTTTCATATATTTGTAATATAATTGTTTCGTTAGTTTAACGGTAAAATACATCTCTCTAAAAGATTAGTTGTCAGTTCGAATCTGATACGAAATACAAATTAATTAATATGGTTATTCATAATGAATTTGAAATTGGTGATATTGTTTATTTAATAACAGATACTAACCAAGCTAAAAGAATGGTCATTGGTTTTAAAGTAACTTTAAATGATGTGAAATATATATTAGGCTGTGAACATTATGAAAGTCTTCATGAATCAATAGAAATTTCAAAAGAAAAAAATATTTTATAAAATATTTGGTAGACTCAAAAAGTTTTCTTATCTTTGTAAAAATTAAGAAATAAAAAGAAAAAAAAATATTTTTTAAAAAACACTTTATTTTTCAAATAAATTTACTATATTTGTCGAACAACAATTAAATAACAACAAAAATTTACAACAATGAAATTGACAAGAAACATCGTCGCTCTTCAAAAAGGTTTGGTATGTCCATCTAATGATGGATTGGATAACAGAATACCAGTCGCTACAGTACAAGCTCACTTAATGAGTTTTGGTTACATGTTAGATGAGGATGCATTTGCAGAATTATCTAAATCAGATTTATCAGAAATACAAAAATTTAATGATGAAGTTATCTCTTATTTGAGAGAAATAACTGGTGGTAAAAGAAATTTCACCGCATTGTACAAAAACTTCCCTGAAGAAGTTATGTCTAAGTCTGATTCAGAATTATTCTTTAACGCTATTAGACATTATTGGAGTAATGGTACGTGGGAACCTAGTACTGTAACATACGAAAGACCAATTAAGTTTGAAAAAATCAAGTATACCATGATAAAATATGGTACACAAGAAAGATTTGAAAGAATCTTCACTGACTTGGTTTCTATTAATACTTCATTGACTCCAAGTGATTTGAATATTGTTAAGTGGTTCGCAGAGACTAATCAAAAATTAGTTTTCCCTGATGTAATTCCTTTCAAAGAAAACCTTTGTACCTTAGCAGGTATGGGTATTGAAGGATTACCAGTAAAAACAACTACTGACGTTTTACGTATTGCTGTACACTTATCAGGTGGTGACATCTCTTTACCAAAAGTACCTGATGCACAAGTTAGGTTAAACAGATGGAGTTCTTACAAGAGTGACAACCCTGAAAGAGAAAAATTCAAATTTAAAAGTTTCTCTCGTAAAGAAAGAAAATATCTTTTAGGTTTATTGGAGAAAACAAATTGTGATCCAAAGGAAATGGCGTTAAAGAGTGGAAGATGGGTTAAGTTGGCGCACGGATTACACGCAGGTGAATACAAGAACGCTTTCCCTAAAGCATTCGATGCTATCAACAAAATTAGAAATGAAAAAGTGAAAACTTGGTATTCTAAATTGAATGAAGCATTTGATAAGTCTTTGGAAAATGGTTTAAAAGTATTGTCTGAAAGACCAGGTGAATTCTCAAGAAGAATTGATTGGTTAATCCGTACTAATCCAAAGAATATTGAACTAATCATGTCTTACTTTAGTGAGGCGGTGAAAGGTACTTCAAACAAGGTATTGTTCGAGGTGTACAACCACTTTGAGAATCGTTTGGAAGCGAAGTCAGATAGATCAGTAATGATTAAAGGGGCAAGAAAACGTACTCCATTACCTACTTTACCAGCGTTATCAAATAATATTGTTGAATCAATTCACTCTAAATTATTTGAAACATTAAGAGATAAATTCTCTAACTTGGATAGTTTGGGTAACTGTTGGATTGATGAAGAATTGAAAAAGATTCCTTTACCAACTAACATGAGAAGTATGAACTTCTCTTCTAAACCAACTGTTAGAGGTCAAAGAACTCCATTGGATAATCCAGACGCTAAAGTCATCAGACCTTTCGTACATTGGATGGACCCTCGTGGTAGTGAAGACTTGGATTTGAGTGTTACATTTGTGGGTGACAAATCCGCCGATGTGTTATCATTCTTTAGGTTAAGAGTTGGTAAGTCAGTTCACTCAGGTGATGTTAGACATAGAAGAGGTGCTTGTGCTGAGTACATTGATATTCATATGAAAGATGCTTTATCTCGTGGATACAAATATGCGGTAATTGATGTGAGAAACTTTAACGGTGGATCATTGAAATCAGTTGAAACATCATTTGGTATCATGGAAAGAGAACATCCTGAATCAAATGACCACTGGTTACCTGAAACATTATCAAGTTGTTCATCTTTGGAATCAACATCTTCAGTGACGTTAATTTCAATAATTGACTTGGTAACAAAAGAGTATATTATGTTGGATATTGACTCAAGTGGTACAACATATGCAAGAGGAGATATGAAAAACACATTGAAACTTGTAGAAGATTATACTAAACTACCAAAAGTAAGTGTTTATGACCTTGTATTATTACACGTTGAAGGACGTGGTAAACAAGTAACATTGGATGACAATGTGGATACTTACTTCAAATATGAAGACTTTATGACTTCATACGAAGAAACAGGAAAATTGATGGGTGTGTAATAAAACCCATCAAATTATTAAAAATATTAATGTGGCAACGGAATTAGTTACTTCTATTTTAATTGGTAAAAATTCACTAATCCAATTCCCACAAACTTTAGTTCTTAAAATATTTAAATGGCTATGTGTTATAATCACTTCACTTAACTGAACTGATTATTTGGTTACTTCTAATCAATTTTTCGGGACTGGTTCCCGAGCTACTGCAACGATACCAACACAATTACCATTTTAACCTTTGTGAAGGCAATGTTTTTTTTGGTTACTTCTAAACATTTGTAACGTTATTACCAAAACAATTCCCTTCCTTTTTATTTTGTTATTTAAAAATTTTAACTATATTTACAATAACAAAAATTAGTTCTTTGAATAATATTATTGATGGCCATCTATTTTGTCTTACTTCTAAAAATTAAACTTTAAAATTAACAGACATAGAATTTCCATCATTTTCTAAATATATTAAGGCCATGTATTGACTTAAACTATATTTTGAATATTTATTATTATGATAATATCAGGAGTATATAAAATAGTAAATACCGAAACTAATCAAATTTATATTGGTAGTAGTATAAATCTAAACAAAAGAGAAAATGAGTAAAACCATGAAAAATAAAATTAAAAATGGTGATTTTAATAATAATAAGTGGAAAAATATATCAAAAGAGGAATATGATAAAAATATAAAAATTTTAATTGATAAATCAGTTAAAAATAAAAAAAATAAAATCGTATGTCAATATACTTTAGATAATATTCTAATAAAAGAATGGATTAGTATTAATGACATTGAGAGAACATTAAAGTACTATGCTTCACATATATCCAAATGTTGTAATAATAAAAAGAAAACAGCATATGGACATATTTGGAAATTTAAACAACAATAAATAAAACAAAAAAAAAACAACATTATGGCAACAGAAAATGTAAAAACAACAGATGAAATGGTCAAAGAATTATTTGACACAGTACAAGCAAAAAAATTAGCAATTGAAAAGGCAGAGAGACCTTGTTGGCAAACAAGTGGTAACTTCGGTTATTCTGCAAATTCAGCACATGACAGAAGTGATGTGAAAACAATAACTGACGTAAGAAAGATTGTGGACATGTTAGCGTTCTTGATGGATCGTAAAGAAAAATCAGAAAATGCATCAAAAGAATTGGGTGTGAACTACACATTCAGTTGGTTAGGGTTCTCAGTTGATGAATGGAAATCGGATTTCAAAACAAGAGTTGATCAAATCTCTCTTCAAGAAAGACGTAAAGAATTGGCTGAAATTGAAGCTCGTTTAAATGCAATTATCTCACCTGAGTTAAAAGCAAAAATGGAGTTGGAAGCTCTTTCAAATTTACTGAACAAACAGTAAATTAAATATTTTAGTTCTTTATTAAGGTGATTTAGGTCTAGCAGATGTAGTATAGGGTTACCGTTATAGAAAAACGGTCTGAAATGTTGTGAAACGCTATATCGTAAAAGAGGTAGCTGGTCAAACCTTAGGCTTTAGTTTTTAACCGTATGACTATTATTGGTGCCTATTCCAATTCTAAATTATCTTAATTATTTTCTTTGTTTAGAAAAACAAAGTGGTGGAGAAATGTAAATATATTTACGGCCTCAAAAGGTTAGGGTTTAATTACTCTAACCTTTTTTACTTAAGATATGAGACTGGTATTTTTTTCTGACACGCATAGTTTACACAATGTAATGTTATCACCTTTACCAAAAGGTGATGTGTTAATACATTCTGGAGATGTAACCAATATCGGAACAGAATCAGAAATTATTGAATTTGTTAAATGGTTTAATGATTTAGAAGGTTATCAACATAAAATATTTATTGCTGGTAATCATGATTTTGGATTTGAAGATAATAGGATAAGACATGGTAATGATTTACCTTGGTTAGATCGTTTGGTTGAAGAAGGAAAGTTACCAAAGTTAAATTGTATTTACTTAGAAGATAGTGAATATATAATTAATTCTGATGAGTTTTCTAAACCAATTAAAGTATATGGTTCACCTTGGCAACCAGAGTTTTTTAATTGGGCATTCAACTTACCAAGAAATGGTGTGGATATTCAGGATAAATGGAATCAAATACCGGAAGATACTGATATATTAATTACACACTCGCCTCCTTACGGAATTTTAGATTATACATTAATGAATCAAAGTGTAGGGTGTGAATTTTTACGGTATAAGGTTAATCAACTTAAACCAATTATAAACTGTTTTGGACATATACATTGTGCAAGAGGTATAAAGGAAATTGATGATACTTTATTTATAAATTCATCAATATGTACGGAACAATATAAACCAAAAAATAATCCTATTGTTCTTGATTTAATTGAAAGGGATGGTCAATTTTTAAAATTTGTTGTTTACGATTAATATAATTTAATCTAGATTGTCTCATTTTTTCTTTAGATTCTTCTGAAACAATCTTCCCTTTATGTTTTTTACCTATTTTATTTTTTGTTTCATCACTAAGAGTATGTCCTTTTTTAGATAAACTCATCTTTAATTTAGTCTCTTCGGAATGTGTTTTACCACGTTTACTTTCAGACATTTTTAACAATGATTCAGGTGACATTTTTCCACCGTCACCACCATTAGTACCATTTGTTAGATCATTACCGATTTCTCGGTAATATTTTATCCATTTTATTTCTGATTCATTGAGTAATTCCTCATTATTTAATACCTCTAATATAATTACATTAACTCTTAATCCTTCATTTAAAAGAGATTTAATCCAAGTATTTTTATGTGTTACATATTTTAAACGTGATTCTTTATAATGATTTCTAATTCTTGTGTATAAGTCAACCGCTTTTCCAATATATCTAATTTGATTAGATATCGGATCTGAAAGACCATAAATAACATTTTTATTAGGTAAATCTTTTAATGAACTAATAAGTAGTTGATTACGATTATAATTTCCTTCTTTAATTTTTTCAATGAGGGGTCTTGATATAGTTATACTGATTTTTGTTGTGTTTGTTTCCTTCATAAAATAAATATAATGGAAAAAATTGGATATATGAATATTATTACTTATATTTATGATTATTATATAATATGATTTTATATCACATAACCAAAATAGAAAATATTGATTCAATTTTAGAAAAAGGTATTTTACCTAATTATAAAAGAGGAATAACTCATTGGTCGATTAAACAAAACTACGTGTTTTTAACAAATAACGTTTATAAAATTATTAAAGAACAAATTGGTTTATGTTGGGGAAAAGAAATAGTAATAATTGAAGTAGACATTTTTAAATATGAACCATATTTATATAAAAGTACAAATAAAATATCTGATTTTGAATTTATTACAGATAGAGTATTACCGGAAGAAATAAAAAACATCTTATTCAGACACGTATTTCGTTAATTCTTCCATTTGTGATGAAAGATATAGACCAAAGAATAAACCCCATTATAATTGACTTAAATGAGGTTTATGGGGAGTTGGTTGTGACAATTGTATAATAAACTATATTTATATTAAAAACACTATGAAAAAGATTATTGAATTAATTAAAAAATTATTGGGTGGTGGAAGTATCCAAGATAAAATTAATGAAATAAATGAACTTGAGGTTGCGGTTAATGATCAAATCACAGATATTAAATCTGAGGTAAAAGAGATTAAAGAATCTGTTAATGATCAAATTACTGACATTAAATCTGAAGTAAAAGAAGAAGTAAAAGAAATTAAAAATGAAGTGAATAGTCAAATTACAGATATTAAATCTGAGGTAAAAGAGATTGTTCATAAGAAAAGAGGTCCTTATAAGAAAAAAAAATAAATAATTTTTTTATTTCAAATTTTCTTCTTATATTTGCAATAGTTCTTTAAAATATGGGTCTATTTTGGTTTTGATTTAGAATGTTAGGGATGAGTGGCACGTAAGAGCTGAGTTAACTCTTTAAAAACTGATTTAAACAATTAAACGGCAACGTTTACAAAAACATGGAAATTGCAGGAATTCTTGCAACTTCTAACGTAGCAGTAGCCTAAGAGGTGAATCTACACCGGGTCGAATTACATATAACCTAGGAACAGAAGTAATCAAGGGTTGATACACCCGAAACGTATCGGAGTACGTTGGCAAAGTTTAAAACTCCTTAAAATAAGGAAATTAAGTGTGTTTGTTGGTAAGTCATATGAAACCATCTATTTGTCAATTGTGAATAATTGAATAAACGTGTAGTCACTTATTGTTAAGTTCTGAAGACACCGGTTCGACTCCGGTTAGATCCACTTGTTTCTAAAATAAAAAACCCATCATTTTTTGATGGGTTTTTTTATGTCTATTTATTTGTTCATTAAATCTTGAAAACTTCCTATAATATTACCTTTTGAGTCTTTATAAACCCCTGATTTATCAGCAGAATAACTTTCTTTTGTATTCATATCTAATAAACTAGGTAAACCATTAACTATTTGTGTACTATCCCATGCTAATTTTCTTTTAATTTGTTTTTGTTGTATTTTGATTTACTTGTGTATTTGTTTGTGGTGTTACGGTATTTGTTTGTAATGGGTTATTGAGTTGTGTATTTCCTTGAGGTGACTTATAATTGTATTTATGTGCACTTAAAGCCTTATTTAAATTTTGTGTATCTGCGTATGTTGGTGTTGTTTGATTACTATCTTGATTTTGTAATGCATTTGCTGTTTCAGGACCTACAATACCACTTTTATCTTTTAAATTATTATTTGTTTGAAAATTTATTACCGCTTGTTTAGTTACATTTCCAAAATGACCATATTGATTTTGAGGAAGTTGTAATTTTAATTTCATTTGAAGAGTTTTAACCGCATCTCCATTAGAACCAAAATGTAAATATTGTTTTCCTTGTAAAACATCATTAAAATTATCTACTTTTGATTGTAGTTTTGCTGGTTTGTTTTTCAATGTTTTTGCAAGTGTTTCTGCTTGACGAGTTTCATCACTAGTTATATTATATTTTTTGACATAATTTGTCCATTCCATCCCATTTACTGAACTACCAGGACTTACAATTGTACCATTTTGTAATGAATTGAACGCATTTGCAATATTTTGAATTCTATTTGGGTCTGTTGCAGGTTTTGTTTGAGTTGCAGTTCCTGGTGGAGGATCTGGTATAATATTTTCACCATCACAACTATATGTTCCAAATTTACTAGTTGTGGTATTATAATATTTTTTATTATTATAAAATACCTTATCTGCGTTTTCATTTTCACCTCTTACATAATATTGATTATTTTCATTTTCAATACCATTTTTTCTTATGATATTTTGAACACATGGTGGGTATGTATTTATATTATTTGGATTTGTTTTTTGATAATAAGAATTATCTACCTCATTTAAATAATTCTTTTTTGTTGCATTTACATGAAGATTTAATATTCTTATTTTCTCTCCTTCTGATAATATAAACTTATTTTCCATTATATTTTTTTTTATTATTTTTTATTATTTTTTTCTCCAAACATATTTCACACCATAACTTTTATCTAATTTTTGTTTAAATCTGGTGTAACCTAATGGAAGTAAATAACTATCAATCATATTTAATTGATCGGTAGTTAAATCACCTTTTTCTTTTATTCTATTTGCAAACATGTTGTTTTCTATTTTTAATTTTCCTTGTTGTATCAAACTATCATAAAGTTGTTTTCCTTGATTTTGATCAACATCTTCCACCCATTTTGTACCATCCCATGTTGCTGGTTTACCAGTTGCTGGATCTGTTCCTTTATCTCCAAATTTAGTTGTATTATCAATTTCAGGATTTTCACCAGGTCCTGTTATTGTATTGTCAGGTACTTTATTTGTAATTGTTGTTGCAGTTGTTGGACTAGTAGTTGCAGTTGTTGATCCACTAGGGTTACATTTAGACATTATTTTATCATAAGTGTCTTTTTCAATTACATTTGCATTTATTACCCCTTTTGTTTTTGGTCCAAAATAACCTTTTGTTGGGGTTATACCTAAACAACCTTGAATATCTTTAACTTTATCTGATATACATCCATATTCTAAAGGAAAAGGTTGACCATTACAATCATGATATTTCACACCACTTCCTTTGGAACTTCCTCCACCACTATTTCCTCCTCCACTATTTTCTCCATCCCAAATAATGTTAATGTCGTTAAGACCATTACCAGACCCTTGATTTGAAGATGATTGTCCACTTTGGATTTGTTTAATCATTGAATACATTTGATTTCTATTATCAACTGATTCTGGTTCTGTAACATAAAGGTATTTTAAAGATTTATTTAAATCACCACCACCTAAACCTGAGTCTTGATATAAATCTAAAAATCTTTGACCTTGACCATTTGAAACATATTTTTGTAGTAATGCCTTTGCTTTTCTTAAATCATTGGTTGTACAAGGAAAATCTAACAAATCAATCATAATATTAACATCACCATATAATCCTGAGTTATTACTTGACGCTTGTTCACTAACAATTTGTCCATTTTTACAATTGTATGTTCCTTTTTTACCTGTAGCAATATCAAATACTCTACCTCCTGAATAAAATTGAATTCCTTTTGGATATTGTTCGTTTGTTACTTTAACACTAACTTCACCAGATGGTGATGTTGCAACTATACCAATTTTATCATTAATTAATTTTTGTATACACGGAGCCCAATTTGAATCAGTTGGTGGTGTTGTTGGCATATCATCTGGTTTTTGACCACTATCACTCAACATATACCATAAAGCGGTCGCACCAATACCAATACCTGCTGCCCATATCAATGTTTCTTTCCAACTTCTTTTTCCACCTTTGAAAAAATCTTTTAATTTTTGAAATTGGTCTTGTGTATATTTTTTAACACCACTAATATTACTTGTGTTTGTCCCCGTAGATACTTTAGTTGATGAACCAACTTCATATGTAAATACACCTTTATCACCTATATAGTTTTTACTTTTTAAATCGGAAATAATACCATTTATAGATTCTGGTGCATATCCTTTCCCATCTAAATATATTTTAATATCTTTCGTATTTTTACAATGATCACTTAAATCTTTTAATATATTTTTATTTTTTGTAAAATCAGATATAATTGTTTTTCTTAATGAAAATGGTGTATTTCTTGATTTTAAAAGTCCCTTTTCAACCCTACCTAATTCTTTACCTTTTAAACTACCATCTTTTATTGCGGTAAAAATTTCATCTGCAGTTTTTAATTCTTTAGTTCCTATTTTTATTGCACCTTCTGGTGAATTCATAATTGCCCTTTCCATATCCTCAAATGCAGAACGAAGAGTTCCACCTACACTTGATAAGTCATGAATATTTTCTAAATCTTTGGCGATAGTATCACCTAACGCCTCATCAATGTCGGTATCAATTGGATATGACTCTAAAATATTAATTTTATTACCATTAATTGAGTTCATCATCAATTTAATAGTCTTAATTTCATTTATTATTTTTTTTTCCATTTTTTTATTTTTTTATATTTTTTTTAAACACCATCAAAATCTGAATTAGAATTGGTAAAAACATTTTCAAGTTCTTTTGCATTTTGAATTTCATTACCTTTTCCATATGTACCCAAACCAGTTACAAGTGCCCCCGTATTAAAACCGGCTTTTGCTCCTTTACCTAATTTACCACCACCTAAACCTTTTTCTATCATTTTACCAGGTGCTGAAATTACTTTTTTACCAATACCTAAAATACCACTAACTAAATCAATAATTTTTTGAATGAATTTATTTAATCCACCTAATATTGACGAGACGAATTTATATAACATTGGTGATTTTTTTTCAAGGAAACTTGCAATACTACTCATTTTAGATGAAACAGAACCAGCAACGCTATTTATTTTTTCTAATATACTTTTAAACATACCATTAGTTTTTACCGCATTTGACAAACCTTCAGTCGATGTTCCAAATTTTCTAATAATATCACCAATAATACCTTCTGATTCTTTTGCTGCTGCTCCAGCAGTGACTAAACCAATACAATCAATACCTGTAAAAAGAAGTCTCGTTAAATAATTTTCATTTGGATCTTCAAATTTACCTGTCATTAATTCATAAATATCCAACGCAACAACAACCCCCCAAACAACCACCTGAGCACCTTTACCGATACCCGTAGCAACTAAAATAGCATCAAGAATTAATCCAATTGGATTATATAAAGCTGACCTTATTTTTCTAGCAACAAATAATGCACCTTTCCCAATTAAATTTAAAACATCAGACCATTGACCTTGACTAATACCATTAATAAGTCCTTTAACACCTTGATATGATTTTGATAAAAAATCGCCAGTACCACTTATTGCTCCCTTTGCAGTATCTTTTAACCATTCACCAGCACTTGACATCCAATCACCAAAACCTTCATTTATAATAATATCTTTTATAAATGGTTTTAATCTTGTAAAATCCTGTGTTGATTCTGTTAATAATAAATTATTTAAAGATTCATTAACTGATTCCTTAATGTCTGTTGGAATATTTTTTGCGGTGTCGAAACTATGTTTGATGAAAAATTTAAAATTATCAAAATTTTCCCAAATGTTTCCTAATTTTGTTTGGTTTTTAATATCAAACAATTCATCTAAAAAAATTGCATAATCTTCATTTGGAGATAACCAATCTAAAATAACATATTCCGGTTTATGATTAACACCATATAAACCTAATATATTATTTCTTTCAGATTCAGTTACTAAAATTCTTTTATTTGTCATTTTTTTATTTATAAATATTTGAAATTATGTTAAAGGATTTGCTTTACCCCTTGTTAATTTTGAACCAACGGTATCTGACCATTTTGTATTACCAACTGGATTACCAGGTCCTCTAGTAACACCACTTTCCCATTTTGTAACATCTGGATAACCTTGACCGCCAGATTGTTTGTCTGATGTTCCCGCAGTTGGTGCGGCAGATGCTGCATCTTGTTCATCCAATTCGTCTTTCGTATATTTGGACAACAATAGTTCCAGCTGTTTCTCAGTTATTACTAATTTCATATGTATATAAATATAAAAAAAACTCCATTTTGTGGAGTTTTAAAAAAAAAAGTTTATTATTTAATTTCATCATAAACTTTTGGGTGAATATTACTAAATTTTCTCATAATTAAACCTGCAACAGCATGTGCTTCATTTTCAATATCACTACCATCTGCACCATCTTCATTTGAATTTGTTAATCTACCCTCTTCAAATTGTTTATGGTGAGTCATCTCATGTGCAAGACTTCTCATAACATCAACCAATGCCCTATTTTTTGCGTTAACCTTAATGATTTTATTTTCTTTGGTATAATCGTAATTTGCAGTAGTCTTTAAACCATTATTACCATTTTGAATAACAATAGTAGGAACTGATTCAAGTTCCAATTTTTCTTTTACAAACTTTGTAAACGTATGTAAAAGTTTCTTTTTTTCGTCTGATAGAAATTCCATACTATATAAATATCACAAACTTTCTTCTTCAGGAAGATCATTCTCTTTTAAATATTGATTTATTAAGTCAATTACGAAATCCTCATCAATATCATATAAATCTTTTTCAATTATTATGGTTGGTGAATAATATTGAATATCGTCAAACGATAAATTTAATGTTCTATAAAACTTATCCCCATCATCAATTGTTGAGAATTCTACATTTAAATTTCTACTTTCGTAATAATAGTCGATTATATTCATTTCAAATGATAATTATATTGATTTTTTTGAAAATACAAATTATTATTAAAATATTTATACGATTATGATTGATTGGTACGTTATAGAATTTTTATACCCAGTTGCATTTAAACATTTTGTAGATAAAATGTTTCCAAATGTCGGACTTGTTAGTGTCTCAACTTTATCCTTATATGATATAAAAAAATTATATTATTTTTTTGATAAAGATGGAGTATTTTTAACCACCGAAATGTTTTATATTAATCACTGGGTTTATTCCATTTCATTAAGTAATGGAATAGTTTTTGGGTATAGTGGAGATAGTAAAGAAACTAGATATGATATTGAATGTGAAGGTTTTACTGAATGTTTTAAAATATTAGATAATATATTAAGAAATAAAATATAAATACTTTATAATTTTTCATAATTATTGTATATTTAATAAAAAAAATATTATGAGCATATTAAAAATGTCAGAGGAAGAAAAGAAAGCAATTCAAGAAAAACATAAGAATGCTGTTAAGAAAGAACAAGATAAAAAAATAGAAGAAAATAAAGGATTACAAAAACCAGACAAAAAGAAAGATAATTGATTTATGAATTATATCTACACACTAATGGACCCAATTTCAAATGAAATCAAATATGTTGGAAACACTAATGATATTTCTGATGTTTTAGAATTACATATATCGGAATCAGAAAACAAAATTAAACGTTTACATGTTTGGATTCAAAGTCTATTAGAGTTAGGTTTAAAACCAATTGTAGAAATTATTGATGAAATTGAAACTGAAATTGATTTGAATGAGGAATTTTGGATTTCACAAATTAAATCTTGGGGATTCAATCTGATCAATGAATAAAATGTATATTAAAAAACCTATCTATTCAGATAGGTTTTTTTTATTTAAGGATCTCGATAATAAAATATAAGACAACCAAAAACACCCTGAAATACAATAGAAAACTGTATCTGCTGCCCAATATGAACCAGTTAGATCCATTATCAGTTTGAACAACGCGTCGTATCCAAAAGGAAGAAAAAACATTGCCAACATTAGTGATGTATCTTTGAAGAAAGTTATTCTCTTTCTTGTATCTTTTAGTGATTGTATTTTTCTTTTTACCATCAGAGTCCATGTAAAGGGGGTTAATAAATTTATGGTATCAATACCGTTTTTTATAAATATAAGTAAAAATTTGTTTAAATCAAAATCATATACTATATTTGTAAAAAAATATATAATATGGGTAAAGTTTATCAACCAAAAGTTATAGAAATTGCAGATGAAATAATCCAAAACTTAGAAGAATTCTACGAAGAATATGAAATAAATAATCTAGAATATGCTAGAGAATATTTCCGTGATAAACTAACTGAAAAATTTATTGAAGGTAAACTAGATAATGAAGATGGTATATTTGATCAAGATGAATTTGAACAATGTATGAAAGAATCTGTCGCAACATCTGTTTTAAAATCTTTACAAGAACAAGGATATGTACAATCTTATTCAGATGAAAATACCGAAGAAGTATATTTTCTTACAGAAGAAGGAAAAGAACATGTTAAAAAAATGAAAAAAAGTTTGGAATAATTATTTCTTTTTTTCATCTACTTGTTGGGAAAATGAATTTCTCTTGTGTGATTTAACTTTATCTTTAAGTTGAATTAATACTTTTTGTGAATTACCTAAATAACTAGATATTGAATTAATTCTACCATTAGTAATACTTTTTAATCCTGATGGTATCGAATCTTCCAATTTACGCAATTCTTTAACGGTTTCATTTAATGAGTTTTGTAATTCTTCAATTTTAAATTGAACTCTACTAAATTCATTTCTTGAAACCTTTGATGTTTGTTCAGATAATATTTTATCTAATATGTTTCTAACTTGTTCCTCATTGATAACATTTCTTTCCATAATATATAAATAGTTTTGATTTATCAAAGATAAATCCTATTTTATTTCTTTTTAATAAATTTATCTCTCTTTTTGTTATACATAAATTGTTTATGTCACCTATAATTGACGGGATAATATTTTTTAAAAACCCCTCATGAATTGATATTATATGGTCTACTGTGGGATATTTCATACTATTGGATGATAGTTTTAAATTATCTTTAATCATTTCATTATCGTAATAATCAATTCCACTCCAATTATTGAATAATATTTTTTTTGATCTATATGTAAATCTATTAACTATTTTTCGATATTTTTTAAAGTCACTTACCATTTCTAAAGGAATATAAATTCCCAATTTTTCTTTTGTTTTTATCATTTGCTTTGGGTTATTATATAACTCATCACCATATCTTTCTTTTTTAGTTAAAGATGTTTTTTTATTTTTACATTTTTTGCAGGAATAATACTGTCTCCTATTTTTATTTAAAATATATTTTCTATATTGTAATTTTTTAGTTTCACCACAAAGTTCACACATGCAATCAATCTCAATTGGGCTATTTATAGATAAATCATTTATATTTATTTCAACGATATCGTTATATTTAATATTTGGATATTTTATTTTTAATTTATTAATGTTTAATGGAACAATTCTTATTGATACTTTATTTTGTATTATCATATTTTTTCATTATATTTGTAAATATCTAACAAATGGTCATATGACTTTTAAAATATAGAAAACATGAAAAATATTAAATTTGATTTTAACGATATATCGTTAATTCCGTGTACGATGAGTGACATTTCAAGTAGAAATGAAATAAACATATTAAAAAATGGGAAATTACCATTGATGGTGGCACCAATGGATACTGTTGTTAATAAAGAAAATTATCAAATTTTCACTAATTTAGGGTATATAGTTTGCATACCAAGAACAAATCCAACAAATAAAAAAGAATATGATGATGAATGTTTTATATCTTACGGTTTAGATGAATTAGAAATAATAATAAAAAATTATGGGATATTACCAAATAGGGTTCTTATTGATGTTGCTAATGCACATTCAATAAGAGTTTTTAACTTAGCGAAGAAAATTAAAGAAATATTTGATATAGAATTAATGGTGGGTAATATAGCAAATCCGGAAACTTTTAGATTATATTGTGAAATAAATGTCGACTTTGTAAGATGTGGAATTGGTGGAGGTCAAGTATGCACCACCTCAGCGAATACTTCAATCCATTATCCTATGGGTTCATTAATTAAAGAATGTTACGATATTAAAATTTCAAATGACTCCTCAACCAAAATTGTCGCTGATGGTGGGTTTAAGAATTTTGATGAAATATTTAAAGCCTATAACTTAGGTGCCGATTTTGTAATGCTTGGTGGTATTATAAACAAATCAATTGAATCTTGTGGCGATAATTATCAGTATATTAATGGTGAATATAAAAAAATAAATTATGCAGAATCTTTAGAAAGATTTAATTACGGTGAACTTGTTTTTAAAGAATATAGAGGTATGAGTACTAAAGAAGTACAAAAGTCATGGGGTAAAACTAATATAAAAACATCTGAAGGTATAAAAAAATACAATAAAGTGGAATACACTATAAAAGGTTGGACTGAAAATTTTGAATCGTATTTAAAATCATGTATGTCATATCAAAACAAAAAAAGTATAGAAGATTTTATTGGTAATTCAGAATATGTATTTATCACCCAAAACTCTTTTAATAGATTTAATAAATAATTAATCTACCCTGAATTCATTACCTTCTGAACCAGTAATTTCTTTATCTCTTTTCATACCTTCTTTAATGTATGAACGAATAAGTTTAGATACTGTCATTTTTTTATGATTTGCAACCTTTTCAATTTCTTTGAAATATGCTGGTACAACTCTAAATGATAACATTTGAATTAGTTGTTTGTGTTTCGGCATGTCGGTTTTTGTTTTCTCACCGGTTGCTTGCATTTGTTTATATTTGTCTGATGCCATTTTAAATGTTTTTATATAAATATTTGGAAAACTGAAGAATTTTGATTATATTTGAAAAAACAAAAAAATTATGTCAGAAGAGAACAAAGTACAGGTAAAACAACCCACAGATCCGGTTGTATTAGAGATTGAAGCAAAATATCCAGAAATGACCAGGGAGTTTAAAAAAATTATGAGGGAACAATATGAATTGTTTTGTAAAAAACAATCCAATTATGGACCTGATAACATTTCTTTAGGGAAAGATTTATCAAAACCAGAAGATATTAAATTATCACAAATGGGTTTATTTTTCCGAATGAATGATAAAATTCAGAGAATTAAACAGATGATTGTTTTAAATGCACAAGATAATGTTGGAGAATCGGTTGATGATACTTACCAAGATTTATCCACATATTCAATTATCGCCCAATTAGTTAAAAAAGGTAAATGGGGAAAATAAAAATAAAAAGGGGAATTAAATTCCCCCTTTTTATTATCTGATAAAGTATTTATATTAAACAGAAAACAATGAACGTAAACGTAAATCACCCAACATATATTTTATTTTTAGATAATGTAACTAATGGAATTTTGTCTAACGTTACAGTTAATACATATTTTAGTGTGGTACCTGAAAAAAGGGTTAAAGTACAATACATTGTTCTAAAACTAATGAAAAATCTTATTAAATCAAGAGGAAAATTTAATGATGATGAAATAAAAAGTTTCATTTTAATTCTTATGAAAAAAAATGAGGAACATGAAAATTTTGAACTTGCAGCAATATTACGAGATATATCAAATAATTTTGATACTGTAAATGAATTATCAAAACCATTTAAAAAACCAATGAAAGTTGTTAAAACTGACACTACAGAAAATAACCAACCCCAATAAAATATTGGGGTTTTTTACTAATCTTTCACTATTTCAGCATCAGGTATTTCTCGTAAGAAAAGAAGAATGTCTTGATTTTGATTATGTTTAACAACCATCGGACAATCCCAATATTCTTTTACATCACTTAAATATCCTTCGTTTATTGAGTTCTTATTTACCTTACGGTATATGTAATATAACTTATTATTAAGATTAATTAATTCCTTATTTAAAATCATAACTTTTATTTTTATACAAATATAAGGATAATTTTTTAATAATTAAAATTTAAATCCAGTTAATTTCTCAACATCTTCAACCTTAACTTTATGTGATTCAAGACCTGTTGGTTTATCGGGAGTATTATTAAAAATATAAGCCTGATATTCCTTTGTCTTAACTATATAGATTACTTTCCAACATTTTGTTGGAATTGATAATGAACCAAATTTTTCAGCAACACCAATAGAACCAGCCCAAACTTCAACCGAATCTTGTTTCACTGCAATATCCCTTGTTAATGTTTCCAATGTTTTCCAATCACCAGCGTTTAATGAATGATATTGTGGTGCCATATTTGAAAAATAAAAACATTCACTTAAAACTTCATTACCTGAACATTCGTTACTTGCTGCAGGTGACATATGACCTCTATCAAAACCTTTTAAACCCTTTTCTTTATGGGTTTTATTTGCTAAGTCATAGTCCTTTTGTAGATTTGTTTCAAGTTTTAAGTATGGATCAGGACCAAATTGATCTTTACGAGGTAATTGATTAGGACAAGCATCTTTAGCGGTAGTTTCCCACCATTCTACTAATAATGGATAATGTAACTCTTTACTGTAAAAACTAGTGTAATTTGTGTGGACTAATTTAATAACTTCTTCATTTATTCGTGTGGCAAATCCAAAAGAGAATACTAATACCACAATTAATAATAAAATTTTTTTCATATTTTTTGTTCTTTTATATATTTAAATATATCAGAACTTGTATTTGTTTCAACTTTAAATTCAATAAATGGTATTTTATGTGTAATTAATTTATTTTTAATATCTTCATCAATTTCTTTTGATTCGTTTAAATCTTGAAATCTACCATTCTCATCATAGGAACTATCATCTCTATTTAAAAATATATTTAAGTTATTATATTTTTTAAATAAATTTAAAACAAAATGATCAAAACTTTCATCATAAAACATTGCTGGATATTCTGGTTCTACACTATATCTATCCTTATAAACCATTCCAAGAATAATTGGTGAATCAACTATAATATATTTTACTTTACCATATAACCTACTGATATTTCTATGTTGATTTGCAGTAATATAAAACTGATCTTTAATTGCAGAATGATTTTCTTCCCATGCAACCACCTTTGGAAACTCATATGTTAATTCCACATCCATATGTGATTTTTTCATTTTTGTAAATAATCCAGCTGCTTGTGTACTTTTACCTATACCAGGTCCACCAAAAAAATTAATAATCAAACTCATAACGTATTTTTATTGTACAATAATAATTAAAAAAGTGGAAAAAGAAAAATCTTAATATATTTATTTGATATAAAAATTACTTACAATAATGAGTGGACACGTATGGGAAATTATTGGTACTATTAGTGCCGCAGTTATAACAAGTTTAATAGGACCATTTATATTTGAACACATCAAAAGAAAGGTTTTTAAAGATTATGATATAGTAAAAAAAGACATTGATAAAAATATAATAATTATAGATGATTTATCATCAATGAGAGAAGAATTGGATGGTGATAGGATATGGATTACTCAATTTCATAATGGTGGTCATTTTTTACATTCAAACAAATCAATACAAAAATTCTCAATAACCTATGAAGACACTAAACCTGGTGTTAGTTCCGCAATTTATTTATTTAAAGATATTCCCCTTTCACTTTATTGTAAGGCAATGACAGAACTTGTTAATAATGGTTACATATTCATTCCTGATTTTTTAGATGATACAATTGCAACTTTTGGTTTAAAACCAGCAGCAGAAGCAACAGGAACAAGATCATCATATGTAATTGCATTATATGATATTGCAACAAACAAATGTATTGGAACTTTAGGTATTGATTTTAGAGAACCAAAAAAATTAACAGAAAAGGAAAAACTTTTCTTAATGGATAGATCGTATAGATTAGCAGGTTATTTATCTGTTTTTTTACAATCCAAATAATCGACATATTTATTATTATGAAAAAATATATATTCACAGAAAGCCAAATGAAAAATATTCTTGATAACATAATTCAAGAACATAAAACTAAAATTACCGAACAACATCAACCAACAGGTAAATTCACATTTGCATTTGATAATCGTAAAACTAACTTCCAAGGTGAAATTAAAAAAGATGGATACCTTTATTTATCAACAGAAATGGGTAAAAATTTTAAAGCTGGTCCTTTAGCGAAAGTTCCAACAATTGGTCAAGGAATGGTCACAATTGATAAAAAAGGAACAATTGAAAATGTTTACTTTGGTAAAACATTATTACAATTCGTACCAAATTTCGTAGTTAAACAAATTAATTAAGCATTTTTAGTTAAATTATCAAACACATCAAGTATTTCATTCAACCCCAAATAATCAAAACATTCAGAATATCCTGAGAATGACTCTAAAAGAGGTCGGTATTTTTTTACTGACCTCTTTTTATTTAACTTATCTTTAATCTCTTTTTCCAATTTTTCGGCATCAGGTGTATCTATTCTCCTCAATATGGTTTCAACTTTATAACCATCATATCCATATACCTTACTAAATCTTCTAACGATAAAACGTTTAGACGTAATTCCAACCTTAACAAATAAAGTATCCGAAGATTCTTCCCTAATTAATACCAAATAAAGTGATTTTGGTAACTTTGCAATCTTCTTATATTTTTCTTTTGTTTTTTTACTTAATTTACTTTTAATATATTTCTTAGCATCCTCAATGTTATCAAATTCCTTTTCATCTCTATAAGGATTTATAACATACTTTTTATATTTTTTAAGATATAATGTTTTACCACTATCGACTTTATATTTTATTGATTTTAATGTTTTAATTTGATATATGGAATAATATCCAACTTTTGTGATTAATTCTTCTTGCATATTACATATATAGTTGATTTTATATACAAATACAATATTTATTGTTATATTTATATTATTATGAAAATACAGGAATTGGTTTATAATATTATTGTTGAAGCTGAAATTAGTAACAAACTTTTTCAACAATTAAGTACAAAATGGGGTGTTGCAGATAAAGAAGAAATACAAAAAATTAAAGATTGGTTTGATAGTAAAAGTAGTGGTTTTAATGAAAAAGTTAAAAAGAAATTTTTTGTTAATAAAGATGGTGAAACAATTTCAGGAGAAAATGCATTTACTTATGATGCTGAAAACAAAAAAATATTAAAACCTGGAATTAAAATGATAGAAAGAGAAGTTGACGTTCCTCAAATATTAACTTTTAAAAGAAGATTCCCAGAATTTAATAAACCATTAAAAGACATATTAAGTTATACATTAGATGAAATAAAATTTTTAAGTAAATTATATAAATCTGATTTATTTAAGGTTGAAAACAATGTTGATGAATTTAAAAAAATGATTAATGAATTTAAAACAAATAATTGGATCATTAATGACGATAAAATTAACGATTCATATGAAAAATTATGGAAAGGTAATTTTGGAAAAATATATGACGATAGTAACGGATTTAAAATCTTTTCAATAAAAAATGTTGCAGAATCTAAAAGTTTTGGTTATTATGAAGGGTTTGTTGCTGAAAAATTAAATAAATCACAAAAAAATTATAATGAACGTACCGGTGGTTTCCAAAAATGGTGTATAACAAGAACTGGTGATGATAATATGTGGACATCATATAGAGTCGAAAATCCAAAAACTAATAGAACATTTTATTTTATTTTAGATGAAGATAAAAACCCATTTAAAGGTGAAGAATTAAATAGAAATACAGATAAAACAATTTCATTAGATAATTTATATTATATATCGGCTTTCCAAGCAACTGAACATAAAGATATTAATGATTTTGGTAGATTATCCAATCTTTCAAACCCATATCCTGAACCAACAATCACTTTAGAAAAATTATTAGAAATATACACTAAATTAAATAACGATTTGGAAAATGGTGAAAAGGTTTATTCTTTATTTAAAAAAGTACCATTTAATATTTCAGAATTAGGTGATAAAACAGAAATTAATGTAATTCAATTAATGAATGAAGATCCCACTAGTCCATATGAATTTTCAAAAAGAGAACCAGAAGAAAAAACAAATTATATTGCTGCTGGTAGATATATAACAAAAGGTATTTCATGGAAATCAATGGATGATGAACAAAGATTACAATACATTAATAAATCACAAAAGGAAAATAATGAATACCTAGAAAGATTTCAAACACAAGAACTTTATCTTGCAATTTTAGAAAGTAACTTCTTAAAAGAATTGGAACATAGACTAAAAGACCAATTACATATAGAACATGGTGTTGCAGATATTGTTGCTAATATCATTAAAACAAATTATGAAGTTGTTTGTAAAAGTATTGAACTATCAAAACACCATTTAATAATGTTTAAAGAAAAAGGTAAAAAATTAAACCAAGGTTGTCATGTTGGTTTATTTAATTCAAAAACATTTAAATGGGTATCAGTTGATGGTAATAATTTTTCACCAGATGGTGGATATAAAATTCTAAAAATAATACCACGTATGGATATTGAAAGTAATACAACATATAATGTCGAAATTTATAGTAAAACAAACGATCCAAATGATGAAACTAATTTTGTTGCAATATGGCCAATTTTACACAGACCAATAAAAAGATATTTTTTAACCGGTAAAAAATGGAATGAAATTGAACCTAAATTCAAAAGTAATGATGAAACAATTAAAAAGTATAATCCAAAATTAACAACAGACCCTAATATTGAAAGAAATCCGGAAAATGATGATGATTTAACGGATATAAGAGAAAGTAAAAGAAGAAGATACTAAAAATAAAAAAGGAGTGTTTAACTCTCCTTTTTTTTATCCCAATATTGAATAGTAATGTTTTACTTTACTTCTCCTATCATCTAAACCAATTATTCCACCATTGATTTTTTTAGTTATTCTAACAATAACTTCCTCTGTTAAACCTAAATCAGCAACAGGATTTAATTTCATATTAATCACATATTCCCAACAAGCGGCATCTAATGCATATTTGTTTTCTGTACGTAATAAATCTGCAGTTTCTTCAACACTCTTACCAAGATATTTTGCATATCCTTGATATGCTTCTTTACCAGTTAATTGAAGAAATCCACCACCACGGAAACGGAAACCATCACCAGGATTATTATTACCCATTCTACCACCATATACCGCTTCAGCTAATAACTCTTGGTTTTTAATATAACCATTAGCATTTTTCTTATTACCAGATCCATCCAAATTAAAACGAGATGGCCAAATATCAACAATACGTGAAGGTGTTGAATAATTCATACTCTCAGTCTTAATAGTGAAATCACCACTTTCATGTGCAATTTGTCCTAAGAAATGTGACGCTCTTAATGGAGTGTTAATATCGTATTTCGCAAATGCATCAGGTAAAACATCAAAAATAGATTGAGGAACTTTACCTTTTAATTTGTTTAAATCTAATGACCCACTAGAAACAATCGGTGAAGATTCAGTAACAGTACCAAACATTTTTCCCCAAGTACCATCACCAACAACACCATCAGCAGTTAAACCATTATCTGATTGCCATTTAATAACCGCAGCTTCTGTACCAGGTCCAAAAGAACCATCAGCAGTTAATCCTAATTTTGTTTGGAGTTTTTTAACGTCATCTCCTGTTGACCCTTTTTTTAATAACATAACTTTTTTTAAATAAATATTTATTATTTTATGAAATTTTCTATATTTATAAAAGACCTTGTGATTGATGTCCTAGTGTACTTAGATACATTTGAGTTGGAATTAATACCAACAAATAGGGAATCAAATACAAAAAAAAATATAAGGAAATGAATACAACAATCAATGGGTATGCTTCTCCCACTGCGTTTGTTTCAAAAGGAAAACAACGCTTAAAGCAGTACAATGACACCGTATACCTAAACAACGGTGATGAGTTCGAAATAGAACTATTTAACCCCACAAAATCAAAAGTCTTAGCAAAGATCGAATTAAACGGAAATTCAATAGGAAACGGTATTATATTACGTCCTGGTGAAAGAATTTATCTTGAAAGATACTTAGACGTTGCAAAAAAATTCTTATTTGAAACTTATAATGTTGAAGGTTCAAGTAATGAAGTTCAAAAAGCAATAGTCGATAATGGTTCAGTACAAGTTAAATTCTATCATGAATATGTTACACCAACATATTATGGTAATTCTTTAATATTAAATGGTGGTTCATATAATAATGGTACATATGATAGGAGAATAACATATAATACAACAACTTTAGGTTCCGGAAATCTTTCAACATTCACATCTACTAATACCAATATTGTTGGTTCAAATGCAACATTTACCAGTACAAATAGTAGTTTACCATTTACAGGTACATTAAGTGATACCAAAAAATCATTATCAACAAATGATTCAATTGAAACTGGTAGAATTGAAAAAGGTTCTGATTCAAAACAAAGTTTTACATACAATAACTCAAGTTTTAATAGTTGGGAGTCATATACATCAAAATGGAAAATTTTACCATTATCACAAAAACTTTTGGAGAAAGAAGATATTAAAGTTTTCTGCACTGAATGTGGAACAAAAAAGAAAAAAGATTCACATAAATTTTGTCCAAATTGCGGAACAAAATATTAAATAAATAATTCACAAGGTCATAAAAAAAGGGAAGTGTTAAATACTTCCCTTTTTTGTTATCCACATTTTTATAATTTATTTATATTGAGTATTATGTGCACCACAATATGTACATATCGGTAATGACTTTTTACCCTTATGTATTGTTTGCGTAAATTTTTTATTACATTCCCTACATTTCAAAAACCTCTCATTTTTTGGATCATTGTCATGCCCACACTTATGACATTTATATTTATCCTTACCACCATCTTTTAAACTCCATTTCCATTTACAATTATCACATAATACATAACCATCTTTAATTGTTTCAGTAATTAAATTTTTAATTTGTTCTTCTGTTAATATTATTTTCATTATCCTATTTCAATATTTTTAATGTCTGATATTCTTATATGTTGCAATTTTAATGTACCTGATGATAATTTACTAAGTTCACCATTTTGATTCAAATACATAAACATATAATATAAATATTTTGGATCTAATATATCCCTAGCAATCACCTTAACCCCAATATGTTCAGGATTAAATTCATTTGTCGGTTTACCAACACTCATCTTATCCCCCTTCCTAATTAACCAAAAATCAGCATCCTCAAAATTTATCTTAAATTCACATAAATCCCCTATCGTCATATTAATTTATTTTTTTAAAAAATTGTATTTTATTATACCCCAATTCTTTTTTAACAAATACAGGTGAATATGGAAACTCCTTTTTAATCCATTCATTTATTCGGATAATAAGATGATCTGTCACAATGTCATTCTCAGTTGTATATGATTTACTAAACCCCTTTTTATATAGTTGTAAATTAAATCCCTTTAATACACATCCCTTAACAAATAAATCATCATCATTAAATTCCTCATTGATTATTCCTTTTAATTGTTCTTCTGTGATTATAATTTTCATAATATATAAATACTTTAATACATAATAAAAAACCCCCATTATTGGGGGTTTCCTATCATCTTTTCTATCTTTTTGGACATCTCTATTAGATCATCTAAATAACCAGGTAAAATACCATATTCATTTAATATCCTATCTATATCATCCGTAATCAATTCCAATTTCCTAACATTATCAGGCATTTCACGAACATCATACATATCAATAATATTAAAATATTTTGAATGCTTACCTGACATAATCCTATGGTTAGTTTCCATCTTTTCATGTAACTGAATATATAGTGATCTATCATCAATAATATTCTGAATACTTACATTACTTACTTTACCCAAATGAGAATTTAAAATGTTTTTAAATGATGATAAATCATTACCAGCTTCCATAACAAACTTATCAATCATTTCTGGATTGTAACTTATTATAGATTCATTCAATACCCTATATAGTATCTTGTCCGTTTTATTATCAAATATTTTTTTCTTCATCCTTACCAAGTAACTAAATAAGAAGCATATGTCCCAATATCATTATAACTAGTAGTTACCTGATAACCATTTGCTTGTAATAAACCTAATACAGTAGAATCAACATACTGATTATCTATTCTAACGAAATTTATACCCAATGCAGTTGCACCAGTAATTAATGAATTAACATATGTACACCCAGTTCTTGTTGCCAAAGATGCTGCATTTGATGTTGCTGCCGATTGTAAAGCCATAATCTCTCTTTTATATTATAAATATATCAAAAAATTGAATATTTATGTAGTATGATCAAATACTTTTCACAAATATTATCTAAGTTTTCTGTTAAACAAAGAATAACAGCATTAATCATATTATCCATCGTTCTTGTAATTATTACATTAGGTCCAATTATTATAAAAACCCTTGATCCCGGTACCAAAGAACTAAAAACAAGAATAGATAACCAAGATAAAGAAATAATACGTCTTAATAAAAATATGGATTCTGCCAATATTAAAATATATACCCTTAACCAAACAATCATTCAAAATCAAGAAGAATGCACAAATAGAGTTATTGAACGTGAAAAAGAAATTTCAAAAATGATTGATAAACTAATTAAAAAATCAATTGAACCAAAATATTCCTACACACCAAAAAAAATGGTTAGTTTTAATAATATAAATAAATTTGATTCATTACCTAAAGTTGCAGCATATATCCCAGAAACAAATAATACTTTAATTTCTGATCTAATATTACTTCAAGGTAAAATTACAGAGCATTAAAAAACCCTCATTTGAGGGTTTATATATCAAAACATTTTATATTTCCTTCTTTGTCATATCCAAAATTTCCATCGTGAATATCTAAAGTACTTCCCTTAATTGGTGCAACAACACTATTAAGTTTATGTAAAAAATTTAACCATTTAACAAATAACTGATATACACCCCTATCCATATTTTGGATTGTACTTATCACCCTATTATCATATTCCTCATCCAATATACAGTTAATAAACACATCATTTATATTATTATCCTCATCAATCAAACCAGCATCAGTTAATAGTAATGTCATCTCAGACCACTCCTCTTTAACTCTCTTGGTATTCAATTTGTCCATCTCAACATACTTATAATCATGTCGGTCTTTTAAAATACCAACCCTATATATATTCGGAAAATATTGTGGATATTTTTTAAATATTGGCAACCATTCATCAACAAAGTGAGGATGACCAACCTTAAATACAATATTGGGATTCTTCTTTGAATCATATATCATATGTTGAGTTCCCTCCATACTAAAAGGATCTTTTCTTCTAGTAACCAATTCAGATAAAATACCCCTTAATTGTTCCTCACTTAATATTATTTTCATTATATTTTATATGTTTGTTTATAATCTTCCCAAAGTTCTTTAACTAAAAGTTTTTTTGCGTAATCAACAGTATATTTTTCAGGTCCATTAGGATTATTTATATTATTACCAACCATTTTACTTATTTTCCTTTCTTTCAATCCTGTCATAGGATTTATACCAAATATTCTTAATATATTATATATTCTTCCGTTTCCTTGTTTATTATTGGTAATCATAAATTCAGGTTCAATAATTAATCTAATCCATTTTAATCTATTAACCCATAAATGTAATTCTTTCATTACATTTCTAAATGTTAATTTTTCCTCATTAGACGAATCCAAATATTTTTTAAATTGATTTTTAACTTTTTCCAATTCAATGAATAAAAATTTTCTTTCATCATTTGAATGATCCTCCTTAAAGTTATCATTTTCTATGAACGCATCTATATCGTTATGATTATATATACTAAAATATGATTCACTAATCACATGTTTTAATTGTTCCTCACTTAATATTATTTTCATTACTTAACTATGTTTAATTATTAATTCACCCAATACCTCAATTCTTCCAACCAATTTCTGAAACTCAATCTGACTTAACTTCTCCATTGAACATAACTTATCCAAATGTTCCTTATACTCCTTCTTAGATTTCTCCAAATCAAACTTACCTTCAGACGCTCTCTTATAATAAGGTAACTTAACGTGAAAATGATGATACGTTAACATAGAAGGTCCACCCTTCTCCTTAGCACCATCAGCAATCTTTGTCGCACCTTTTAATCTAGCACCAGAAAACTCCTGAAACTTATCCTCCTTACCCTCAATGATTAAATCAAAAATTTTCATTATACAAATCTTCTAAAAATACCTTTTATTTTTTCAACAGATTCATTCATTGGAACATATCCACATTCCTTTATCTCATGACCCTTAAACTTTCCTAATTGACCACTATCAAATTTAATCCCATAAAGATAATCCCCCTCCGGTGATTTAAATATGTGATGAATCCTTCCAGTACCTATGTCATCATGTTTAATCTTATCATCAACACGATGTCTATCACTCTTATCCACCATCATCATACCTTTAACATCATCATAATAATTCTCATCCAATTCACTATCAATGTCAATGTCTTTCAACCCATGATGTCTTTCCTGATAATCATCATAATCATCATTCTCAACACTTGAATTATCAATAAATGGTTCAGATATATCGTCCATTTGTTCTAGCAACACCTTTAGTTGCGATTCCGTAATTTTAATTTTCTTATTCATAACATATAAATATCATTATAAAATAAAAAACCCACCAAACGGTGGGATTTAATGTGTTACATACCAGTTAATCAAAAACATCGTTATACCGATTAATACCGACACAATTGTGTTAATTTTCTCTTTCATAATTAATAAGTTTTATTTAATTTATTTATGGGTGTCTTATCCCCAACATACCTAGTTGATTCAATCAAGGAATGACCATATGATCTTAATCCCTTCTTTATTGATACCAAAAATTGTTTTAAAATTCTTTTCATACCAATAAATATAAACAATACCCACAAATAAAAAAACCAACTTTCTAGTGTTTTTATGATCTCCAAACTAACACTTTAACCAAAAAATTCCATTTTTTAAACTTAAACCATATCATATTTAATGTTATTTTTTCCCATCGCCAAACTATCTAACCCAGCCAAAAATTTTACAAAATCAGGAAAACCATCTCTAGCCCATAACACAATCATATACTGCATATCACTATTTTTTACCCTACCAAAAAATACATCCTTAAATATCATCGGATCAATACTCTCACCAGGTTTTATCCCATACTTCTCCCTTATTGACTGAACCCTAGAACTTATCTCACTAGTATTAAAAACATACTTATTACTAAACGCATCACCCCTATTACCAATACCCAAATAATACATTACATAATGTTTTAACTCATCATCACCACCACTCAAATTAAATGTCCTCTTAATACTCCCCACAGCATTATTAATAATATCCCCCCTGTTGAAAATACTAATCGATTTCATCTGACTATTCCTAGTTAATCCCGTTATCATACTGTCAGGATTTAATGGCAATATAAATGATAACTGATGCTGAATCTCATGAACCAATATATTTAATGGACTCTGGTCCACCTTATTACCATATCTCATATAAACATCACAATTAACATGTATCTTATAATCACCACGTGTTGATGTGGCATAATCATTTTGACCCTTAGAATCATAAGTCATCGTTACCCTATCCAATATACCCACCCACTTCGGAATATATTCATTCATCACAACATCAACACTAATACCATTATTCTTTGCAATCTTCTCAATTGTTACCGGATTCTTTAACCAATCCTCCCAATATTTTTTCGCTTGAGTAAACACATCATTGGAAAATAATTGCTGACACCCTTTTATATCCGTCTGCTCATTTATAATCCCCCTTAACTGATTTTCACTTATTATTATTTTCATATATCATAAATATAAAAAAACCTCACATTTTATTGTGAGGTTTTTATTTTATTTTGAAAAATTTAATGGTTTAAATTGCTGAAAAAAATGTTAAACTAACATCAGGTATTAAAAAAGATGATAAAAAAAATTATGTTTCCACAAATGATATCGAAAAATTGGAAAATGTCGGAATTAAATATATGGGAATCTGCGACGGGTATCAAATATTCGAAACCCCAAATAAATTAAAAGATGATGAAAACGCATGGAAAGTTTATAAAACAATCCTAGCAAATTGCGCAGGAAGAGACCAAGGCGCATCAATACAAATTTGCACAATGGGAGGATATTATCACTTTAAACATTATCTAGACTTATATCCAAATTCTTCATATTTCACAATATATAATCTGAGTGACCCATTATCACCATATCAAATACATTTTGAATCAAACCAATTTATGGATAAAAATAACCAACAAGCTTTATAAATTATGAACCCAATAGAAATAATAAGATTCATCTCAAAAAATCGTCCAGATCATTATCCAATGGATAAAATACGCAAAGAATTAAAAAATATGTTACAACCAAAAGATAATGAAGGATATGAAGATGAAAACGGAATGCAAGGTAGGTGGATAAATAAAGATGGTAGTATTTTTACCTATAAAAACGATAAAAGAGAAGGACAATATTATATTTATGATCGTCATAAACAAGAATTAAAAGAAAAAGGTACATACGTTAATGGTAAAAAAAATGGACCATTTGAAATATATAATGAAAATCGTTTAAAAGAAAAAGGAATATATAAAAATGATCATAAAGATGGATTAGTTGATTTTTATTTAACATATCGTCCTAATGAATATCCTTTTATGTCAGCAACATTAGGAGAAGATAATATTACATATAATGGACCATTTATACATTATAGAGATAATGGTTCAATATATATGAAGGGAACATATGTTAATGGAGAAAAAAATGGACCATTTGAAATATATTATGATGATGGAAAAATATCGGAAAAAGGAACATTTATTAATGGAGAAAGAAATGGACCATTTATAGATTATGATAAAAATGGATTAATATCTTTAAAAGGAACATATGTTGACAATAAAATAAATGGACCCTTTGAAACATATTATAATGGTGAAATATATCAAAAAGGAACATATCTTGATGATGAAAAACATGGAACAGTTGAAATATATATAAACAATCATTTACATGAAAAAGTAAAATATGTCAACGGACAAAAAAATGGACCCTTTGAATCATATAAAAATAATGGTGAAATATATCAAAAAGGAACATATCTTGACAATAAAAGAAATGGACCCTTTGAAACATATTATAATGGTGAAATATATCAAAAAGGAACATATGTTGACAATAAAGAAATAGAATTAAAATATGTATAAAAAAACCCACATTTTATTGTGGGTTTTAAACTTACTCAATCTCAAAATTCTCAGGACCATAATCACTAATCTTCTCCCTAACCAATTCCTGATTATCCCTAAACTCTACCTCATCAAAAAACCTCTCACGATCCGTCTCAAATAATTTCGCCTGTTCATCCGTAATCTTAGCACTATAAAATGCCGTAGTAGAAAATGTTTCTACCCATGTAATCTTTTTTCCCATATTAATTTTTTTTTCAAATATAAGAAATAATCACAAATTTCCAAAAAATTCTGGAAAATTTTTTTTTCATTTATAGGATAAAAAAGTCAACTTCCAGATTTTTTCCGGAAAAATTTCACTCACGTAACTGATGGGGGTGTACAGACATCAAAATACCCCTTATATAAGGGGGGATACGGTAGGGGGGAGGGGGGATTTTAAGGGAGGGAGGGGTGATGAGAGGATAAGGGGGAGGGTATAAATAAGTTTTGGCAGTGGGGGAGGTGTTCCACGTGGAACATTTATTTTTATATCTACTGCCAAAACAATTATTCCCCGTGAGAACAGGTCTTTCGTCATCTGAAGGTATGTGAATAATATGTGGATAACTTTATGTTGTATGGTATTATAAAAAGTATTATCTTTGTATCCTAAAATTAAAGTAAATGAAAAAGATTTTATTAGTTGTTTTGGTTGGGATGTTATTAACAAGTTGTGTGGGTTATAGAGGTGGGAGTTGTTGTCCTGCGAACTATAAAATAACTGATTATTATAGTGGTAGAATTTATAATTGTGGACCACATTAATATAATTTTAACAAATTATATTTGTTTGGTAATTATAAACCTCTTATCTTTGTATCCTAAAATTAAAGTATATGGAAATGATTGAGTTAAAAATAGGGAATAATGAAATAAAGTATGTTAATCCTCAACATATTTTATCAATCTTTAAAAATCAACACGATAAATTTGTTGTTGAAACTCTTAGAGAAAAGTATTATTCCGATGAAGTAAGAAAATGTAGATTACAATTTTCGGGTAAAATAATCTCAACAATTTCAATAATATAAAACGATAGTATATGAATAATTGTAAAACTTGTGTATATTGGACAAGGTTTAAAAATACCAATATGGGTCAATGTGGACTTATTGATTTTTATTATGGATATAGTTTTAAGGATGATGATATTGGTGTAGATGTAGAAGTTTCTGATGATTCAGGTTTATCTATCACTGTAAAAACAGGTGAAAATTTTGGTTGTATTAAACATGAAATAAAATAATATATGTCAAATAGAAATAATTTAAGTCCGAGTTCACATGCAAAATGTAGTTGTGGTCGTATGTCCACAATAGGTGAATGGAAAAGTGGTATTGGTATTACAGGTGGTTATAAATGTCCCGATTGTATATACCGAAAACCATTGACAAGAGAAGAGTATTACAAATCGTTTAATATGGTTAAACCATCAACGAGTTCATAAGAAGTTAGTTACGGTTTGTGTAAAAACCGAATATAGTCCTCACAGAAATGTGGGGATTTTTTTTGTACTTAAGATCCAGAGTCGGAGCTTGCTTAAGATTGAAATTGTTTTGGCAGTATTACATATTTGTTTCACGTGGAACAGTTATATAATACTGCCAAAACAATTATTCCCAGTGTGAACAGGTCCTTGACCTCAGAAGAAATGTGGATAACTTTATCTTATATGGTATTAGATAAACCCTTATCTTTGTATTCTAAAATTAAAGTATATGAATAATGATTATTTAACACAAACACATTTCTTACCAATCAAAAACTATTCAAATGTTAGATGTTTGAATGGTTCTGCACATATTAAAAGAAGTACAGATATAAATAAAGTAACGTGTCCGTTATGTTTAAATGAAGAAACACATAAAAGTTTTTGGAAAGAAAAAGAAAATGATGGTAGATATATTAATCCATTAACAAGAAATTAACAAATTATATTTGTTTGGTAAGTATAAAACTATTATTTTTGTAACCTAAAATTAAATTATATGAAAAAGATTATTCATGTTAACACAAAAACAAAACAAATCGAACACAGACATTTTTCTGGTGTACATGGTGACATTTTTGAATTGGTAGGTAAAAATGTTGAAAATATAACAGGTCTTAGGGTTCAATCTCCAAGTGGTAAACTATTTACCATTTTTCATGACGTTGACCAAAATATGTACAAATACAATAATTATGTTGTATTTTGTAATACAATGATATGGGGTGATATGGTTATTGTATCATTAACACCTGACCAAATGGAATTTAATAACGTATCAAAAGAAGATTTTGAAGTACTTAAACCTTTGTTTGATTTTGAGTAATCAAGATATTTTCTAACAATTAAAAAACGAGTATATGAACACAAAAAAAATTTTTAAAAGTAAGTATTTTAGTATTATGATTTTTTGGTTTGGTGTGATGTTTGGTTTATTGTATGAACATCCTAATAGAACTTTGATTATTATCATTTTATGTTTTCACTTTGAGATAAGATTCAAAAATAAATTTGTTTGGTAAATATAAAAACCTTACTTTTGTGGTCTAAAATTAAAATATATGAAATTTATTAAAACAAGAGAAGAAAAGTCAGTAGAAGAAATTATCAATTCAATGGGTAAGAAACCTATTGAGGAAAAGAAGTTGGAACATTTTTCAAGGGAGTTTCAACCCGACATTTTAAAGATTACAAGTGTGTTAGTGTCATCTGAAAATGATACACATATAAAAGTATCTGAACGAATGTTTGAATTGTTGAAAAGAAAATGGGATGGAGTATTAACTACCTCCGCGACTTTAACAATCCTTTTTAAAGAAGAAGAAAGACGTTTTAAAGTGTTGGTATCAAATACCATAGAACGTATTAAAGTGTCACAACGTGAAACAAACAATCACGAGTTTTTCTTAATTGATATGAGTAAAATTGGAATAGATTAAAATTTTTCATATACAAGCAATCGTTTAATCCTGATGTTTCTACATCGGGATTTTTTTTGTCCAATAAAACTTGAGTCCCCTCAGTGCACTGAAGACCCCGAAATATGTTTTGGCAGTAAGATTTAAAAACGTTTCACGTGGAACATAATTTAATACTGCCAAAACATATTCTACCATGGAACCAGGTTCCTCGACTCCAGAACCAGTGTGGATAACGTGTGGATAACTTTAATGAAATAAATTTGTCCGGTAAGTATGTAGGTTGTACTTTTGTATCGTCAATGAAAGAAAGACATTGATATTATTTATTTGTTTATTACCAAAAATCGGGGACAGGAGAAAATCTGAACAACATTAAAAATGGTTAAAACACCACAGGTACTTTTCACGAAAAATTTGGATATGTTCAAATTTTCAGATGTAAACAGAAGGTTCGATACACCCTTATCAAAAAATCGTATCAAAAGAATATCAACCTCAATGAAAGAGGATGGGTTATTGGTATCCCCAATTATTGTTACTTCAAAATACTTTGTTGTTGATGGGCAACATAGATTAGAATCGTCAAGATTGGTTGGTTGTGGTATTCATTACATTATTGACCATTCAATACCGAATACACCAAAAGGGATATTCAACTCCGCCCGTAAGTATAACCAACATAGTAAAGATTGGGGTAAAGGGGATTACATTAATGGATTGTCAAATCAAGGTAATGACAATTACACACAGTTGGAACAATTCCGTAAAGAATTTCCGATGTTCAGTTTGAGTGAGTGTATTATGTTACTATTGAATAGTGGTACACGATACATAAACAAGATGGACTTCGCCGAAGGTAAATTCCAAGTATTATCTTACGAAAAGGGTAAAGAATGGGGTAATAATATCCTATCATTGAAACCTTATTTTGAAAAGGGTTATAATCGTTCCGTTTTTGTCCGTACATTAATGACAATAGTGGAAAAGAAACCCGAATTTGATTTTTCACGTTTTTATCACAAAATGTTACTAAACCCAAGTAAGATGAAACTTTGTGGAGATAAAAGTACATATCGTCAAATGATTGAAGATATTTACAACTTCAAAAGTCGTGGTGATGATAAGTTAAACCTAAGATTTTAAACTTTTGGTAATAGTTGATAAATAGGAAAGTCCTCATCGAAAGATGGGGATTTTTTTTGTCCAAGAAAACTTGAGTGGACTGACGTGATCTGGAATTCTGGATCATGAATTGTTTTGGCAGTAAGATTTAAAAACGTTTCACGTGGAACATAATTTAATACTGCCAAAACTTATTCAAACTCAGGTTCCAGTCCTGTGACCCCAGAACCAGTGTGGATAACATGTGGATAACTTTATACCAATAATGTCAAAATAAAATTGTATCTTTGTATCCTAAAACATAAGTATATGACACAGATTACACAAACACAGTTAGAAACCCTTTTAATGGGAGTTGAAAAAAGTACCTTTGTAAATATCACAATGGAAACTAAAGTAAGAATGAACAAAACAAATAACCCTTTTTTTGATAAGGTTATTAAAAGAAGTAGTTGTAATTACCTAATAGGTAACGATTACGAAAAAAGAGTTCAATCTAATGAGAAAAAAGAAGGGTTGGAAGGTGATTTTGAGAGTGGGGAATTAAGGGGTAAAAAACACGTTAGTAAGTGTGTTTTGGTGGACACTAAGACTGAACAAACCCACTACCTAATGGTAGAACGTTTTGACGAAATACCTCCAAAAAGTGAGTTTATTTTCGAGGGTAACATCATTGAGAAAACTTTGTTTGAAAGTTATATGACTAAGGTTTACGAAAGTCAGAAACAAGAACAGGAGAAAAAAGTGATGGTTATTACACCAAAGATTGAGAACATTAAAAAAATCACTTTAAATGGTGAAAAATACGAAATAGTGTAAAGTGATAACACCCCCACGATTAAAAGTCCTCAACGAAAGTTGGGGATTTTTTTTTGTAATACCGATGGAGGTAAATCCGTCAGGAAGGTGATAATGAATAAGTTTTGGCAGTAGAATTAAAAATATATGTTTCACGTGGAACACGGTATTACATAATACCACTGCCAAAACTTATTCAAACTCAGGAACCAGGGTCTGTGTCCCCCAGAACCAGTGTGGATAACTTGGGGATAAGTTCATTTGTCAGTGTGTTATAATGTTCTTATCTTTGTATCCTAAAATAAAAAAATATGACACAAAAAAAACTTACAATTAATGAGTGTACTAAGTTAGTAAAGAAACTAAAATTTCCTAATGGTTTGGTATCTTATGGAACGTTATGGGGTACAGTAAACACTACCTTTGGTTATAAAGATGCGTCTATGTGGACTTTAGGTATTTTACAAAATAGTGAGGGGTTGATTAGGGGAATAGAAATAAATAGAACTTATTTTACACACACCCCAATAAGTACAAAATTAAATGAATTTGCAACATACGATAATCCTAAAACGTATGTTGAAGTAATGGAATTTTTAAATAATCTAAAATAAAAAAATATGGAATGTCCAAATTGTAAAAAAGAAATGAAGTTTATTGAACCTTCAATATTCTTGAACGTTGAAGTTTATGGTAATACACAACTTGGTAAAACTGAATGTTGTGGAAAATTATTCAATGTTGAACGTAAAATAAGTTTTAACATTAGTGAATATAAGGGAACTAAAAAATTTGATAACTGGGAAAATTAAATAATATGACACTACAAGATTTAAGGAACTACGCAAAAGAAACTATTGAAAAGTACCCCCAACACAAAAATGATATAGTTGGTTTATATCAACTATGTTTGGATGAGATTGAAGAGGGTGGAAGTACCGAACAGGAAATTGAAAATTGTCTTCACGATATTAAAGAACTTTTAAATGGAGAATAAAATGGAAGTACCAACACCGAACTTGGTAAAATTACAACGTATCAATTATGAATGTGAAAAGATGCACGATAGAATAATGGAGATAAAAGGTGAACGAACAACACTTGAAACAAAGTTACAATTTGGTCAGATTGACGAAACATTATTTTATATGAAACTGAAATGTTTGGATTATGAAATGAATTATGTTATACGACCTAATTTTGAAAATTTAACATCCGAACTCGAACTTGTTGGAATGTTGATGGACTCGAAAATTCAACTATCTGAAAATTAAATTTGGTAATATAAATTTAATGTATTACCTTTGTAACCAACCGAAAGGGAAAAAATAAAACAAAAATTATGAAATATATCATTGCATTAATAGTAGGAATTTTAGCAATCTACTATTCTTTTTCGGGAGCAAACAATTTGATACATTATGTTTGTCAAGGTATTATTGACCCGTCATTACACGCGGTTATGGTTATTGTCCTTTGGATTATATGTTTTGGATTGGTTCTAAAAGTATCACTCATAGGTTCTTTATTTGTAATGTCAATCATTGCAAGAATTGGTGACGATTAAAGTATTACACGCCCACGATTAAAGTCCTCACCGAAAGGTGGGGATTTTTTTTGTGCTTAAGATCCAGAGTCGGAGCTTGCTTAAGATCGAAATTGTTTTGGCAGTGGATTTATTACTGCCAAAACATATTGAGATTGGACGGAGATGGTTCAGGAAAAAATTTGGTGAATTGTGCAAAATGTATTACCTTTGTAATCTAAATTAAAATATATGGAAATAATATTTGTTTTTGTCGGTTTATTACTTTTTGGTTTATGGGTAGATAATTCAGATAACAATTATGGTGACTTTTAAAATGTGGATAACTTTTTATAAAACGTATTACATAAACACTTATCTTTGTATCCTAAATTAAATTATATGGAAAAAAGAATTGGTAATTACCTAATTGAGATTAAACAAGATTTAAGTCCGTCTAACCCTAGGGAAGATTTTGATAATCTTGGTAAAATGATATGTTTTCACAATAGATATTCATTGGGTGACAAACACGACTATAATTCAAATGATTATAGTGGTTGGGATGAACAATTAAAAGTAATCAGTAAGAATGAAGATGTTTGTGTTATCTTACCTTTGTATCTTTACGACCATTCGGGTATCACGATTAAAACCACTCCGTTTGGTTGTCCTTACGATAGTGGACAAGTTGGTTGGATATTTGTATCAAAAGAGAAAGTAAGAAATGAGTATAATGTTAAACGTATCAATAAGAAATTAAAAGAACGTATTACAGAATATCTTATTGGGGAAGTAAAGACTTATGACCAATACCTAACAGGTGACATTTACGGGTACGAAATATCGAAGATAACTAAATGTGACTTAGGACACGAACACACAGAAGAATTAGATAGTTGTTGGGGTTTCTTCGGGGAGAGTGAGTGTATGAAGGAGGCGGAAGGTATTGTTGAGTATTACAAACAACCTAAACAATTAGAATTAGAATTGGTTTCATAGGTATAGTTTTAGATTAAGTCCTCACAGAAATGTGGGGATTTTTTTTGCTCGGAGGAATTTGAGTCCCGCGCTTAAGATCGACTGAATTGTTTTGGCAGTATTAAACGTATGACAATAACTTACTGCCAAAACATATCATTCCTGAAATGAGCTGTTCCTGCTGTTCCGACTCTGGAATTCACGGGTAAATTTTGTTAACAATTATTTAACAAATATTTTTTTCTCATTATTTGGTGGGGAATAAATTTTCCTTATCTTTGTATCCTAAATTATTTAATTATGGACATTCAAAAAATGTTAGATGAAACTGGTCTGAATTGGACAGTAAGAAGTGAAAAAATACAAACTGAATCTGGTATCATTATACCGGATAAAATCAGTATTGTAAGAGAAGACACTAACACATCGTTAGGGGTTATGGGTAAGGATTACCAACCTTATCAAAATCAAGAAATGTTTGAACTTCTAGAAAGGGTTTCAAAACAAACTGGATTGGAACTTAAAAAGGGTGGTATGTTTGGTAGTGGTTCAAAAGTATATGTTCAATTAAAGTCTAATGACTTAAAATTGGGTGATGATACTATTGAGGGTTACTTAACAGGTATCAATTCATTTGATGGTTCTACATCATTGGCATTCGGACCAAGTAATGTGACTATCAGTTGTATGAATACTTTCTATTCTGCGTTCAGAAGTATCAAAACAAAGGTTCGTCATACTTCAAATATGACTTTCCGTATTGATGACCTTGTGAAGACTTTGGAACAGTCGTTGGTCGAAGAAGAAAAAATGTTTGATAACATTAAACGTTTGGCTGAGGCTCCGTATGACCCAAGTAAGGTTTCACATCGTGTGGCTTATGGGGAAAGGGTTCTAAGAACTTTATTCGACATTGATAAGAGTGTTGATTTGAATGATGAAGATAGTATTTCCGGTAATAAACGTAATAAAATGACTAAGTATTACGTTGATTTGAACGGGGAAATTAAGGATAAGGGTGGTAACTTGTGGGGTTTATTTAGTGGTGTCACTAAGTTTACTACTCACTCCCTATCTAAAAATGATAGTACCGAAAGTAAGATGATTGGGTCCTATGGCAGGCGAGAACAGAAAATTTTTAATGACCTTGTTGAATTGATTTCTTAATGTGGTTAATTGAGAAAGGAAAGTCCTCACCGAAAGGTGGGGATTTTTTATGCCCTCAAATTAAGCAGTTGCTTAAAACTTTGCTGAAGATGACTCAAATTGTTTTGGCAGTAAGTTATTGTCATACATATAATACTGCCAAAACATATCGTTCCTGAATTGAGCTGGGACCAGCAGCTCCGACTCTAGAATTCACGGGAAATAAATTTTAAAAATAAATTTGTTTGGTAAATGTAAATGAATTATCTTTGTATCCTAAAATATAAATAATATGCAAACATTTGATTTTTTTCTTGACCAGAAAGTTACAACTTGGATGAGGACCCCATTTTCAGTAGAAGCTGAAACAGTAGAGGAAGCTAAAAAACTTGCTATTGAAAAATATAAGTCAGGGGATTTAGAGGAAATTTCTTGGGATGAAATTGATGGAGTTAAAGAAACATTGGAACCAGAAGATAATGGTGGGGAAAGTACCGCTGAGTTATATCTTGATGGTCGTGTATCTTTAGAAATATATAATAATCAAACTGAAAAATAAATTTGGTGGTGTAATATAAATGTATTACTTTTGTATCCTAAACAAAATAAATTAAAAGTTATGGGATTTTTTTCATGGATGACCTCCGATACAGGTAGGAGTATTGCCAATCAACACAGTAGATTACGTCCATTTACAGTTCACATGATTACTGAGGATGGACAAGTATTCACCGAAAATAATTACGATGGTTATGGTGAGTTTGGTGGTAAAGACTTTTATGAGTTACTTGCCGAGTTAAATGGTGAGAAAACCAGAAGTGAAGGTATTACATTATCATTCAAAGATAATCCAAGTGGTGATTATAACGGTTTATTTAAGATGCCAAAGTTGGTTGAGAATTTGAATACACACGTTCCTCGTGGTGATAACGACCAATGGAAAACATACTTCAATAGTTTACCTTATCCAGATTGTTGTCCAGATCAAGGATTTTTCTATGGTAATAATGATGAAGAATGCGAGGTTTGTGGTAGAACGTTACTTGATGGAGAATGTCCAGATTGTGATGAATTATAAACTTTTATTTGGTGGGGAGTGTAATACTCCCTACCTTTGTAATCTAAATTAAAATATTATGAAAAAAAGATTAACAACACATCAAATCATTGATGAAACTGTGGAGTATTACAAAAATAATCCTAGAGCGTTACAAGGAGAGCATTGTGAATATATCACCGATGATGGAAAAATGTGTGCTGTAGGTAGATGTCTTACACCTAAGAGTGTACAGATTGCACAAACAAAATTTAATGGTAAAATATTTGATGATTTAAACAAAAGTATCATTAAGTTTAAATCCAAGTATCAAGGTCATTGTGATTCTTTTTGGCTATGTTTACAAAGTTTTCACGATTGTGACCATTGTTGGGATGGTAACAAATTAACCGAAGATGGTGAAAGACGTGTAAAACTATTAAAAGAAAACTTTGTCAATATATAAAAAAGTATTATCTTTGTAATCTAAATTAAATAAAATGAGAATTTATAACATTGTAGAAACAATTAACAATAAGGTATCACAAATATTATCTTATCCAGTATATGAGGAACAATTATCTGAGGATGTTTCTGAAACCGCAGAATTGGAGTTTATTAAACTTATCAATGAACAGACCCATCCAGTTGTTTTATCTGATGAAAGTCAGGAATATTTCCTAAATGAAAAAGTGTATCACAATGGTAAAGATTATCGTTTAGAAATTGTTGTATCTTACACAAATTAATTTTGTTGGTTTAATACAAAAGTATTATCTTTGTAACCTAAAACAAATACAATGGAAGAAACAAAAGGTCAGTTAATTGACAGACAAATTACAATCAAAGAAAAAGAAATAGCGTTACACGCTGAAACTCAAAAGTTGTTATTCGATTTATTATCCCGTATGACCCCAGAACAAAAAAGTAAGTTGAGGGGTTATAACATTGATGATGGTTATTGTAGTATAGATGGTAATTGTTCATCTGATGGGTTTGATGTAACTGATGATGATGGTAATTCTTTTTATCACCCTATTGATGATTTAAGACAGACACAACAAAAAGATTTGGTTGATTTCATATTATGTAATAATTTAATTGATTAAGAAATGGGAAAGATATATAGTCCACCAACAGAAATAAAAGTTCCTGTTCTTGATTGGAAGAATGTTAAACAATATGAGAAGGATTGTGAAACCTTTAGAGAAGATTTAAAAAAGTATTTAAAGGATAATGGTTATAATGAAGAACATACCGGAACATCAATAAATTTCCCATTTGCAGATGGTTATGCTGAATATATGGTTATGAGTTTGAATCCAGTTCAGTTAGTACATATTCCTGTATGGGATGCTTGGGAATATCCTTATGTTGAACGATTAACTAAAAAGGATATTGAAGAGAAAATAAAACAACAAATATCATTATCCAAACTATTCCCCAAAAGATAATAAAGTAGGTTCGTATATTTTGATTTAGGAGAAAAGTCCTCAACGAAAGTTGGGGATTTTTTGTTTTCATACCCTTGAGAAAATTTCGATCTTAAGTAAAAATGAATATGTTTTGGCAGTGTTTTATCTACTGCCAAAACAATTCTTTCAGGAACAACAGGTCCTTCAGATGATTTTTATTGTTAACTTACTAAAACATTCGTATCTTCCGCAAAAATTAAAATTTGGTAGATATTTGTTTTCTTTATTATCATTTTTAAAATCATTTTCTAATTTACAAATTTCAAAACAAGTCCCATTAATAATTTTAATAATTTTATAATTATATGGCATTGTTATTTTATTTTTAAATCTTTTTTCTATAGTTTGAAATGTTTTACCAATTTTATAAAATCTTTCATTATCATTCCAACATTCAATTATATATAATTTAAAGCCATTAAAATTTTTTGATTTTTTTGATGCAGATTCCCATAAATTATAATTCCAACCTACCGGATTTTCTTGTTTATGGATTGCATCCCTCATATAACCACATTTTTGACATCCATATCCTGAATTTGCGTGATGAGTAGGTGTTTGTTCAAATTCACCGTGTTCTGGACATATAATTTTAATTTTTTTATAACTATTAAAATATTCAACTTTAGAATAATCATATTTATTACCATGTATTTTTTTACAGTCATTAAGAAATGTATCAATATTTTTACTTCTTTTTTCTGCACTTTTTTTTATTGAACATAATTTACATTTTTGACCCATTAAATGTTTTTCAGGACTTTGTTCAAACTCCCCATGTTCTGTACATATAATTTTAACTTTGGTTTTACAATTAACATATTTTACCAATGAATAATTGTATCTTTCTCCATGAATTTCTTTAGATTTTTTAATAAATTCATCAATCGTTATTTTTTCCCTCATAAAGACATTTCATTTATTTCATTATTTTTTTTTAGGTCTTGATATATTAACCATTCAACATATTTAGACACATTTGATTTTTTACTTATTATCTCAGATAATAATGGGTTTATTGTTATACTAACCCTACTTTTTTTTTCACCATTTTTTAATTTTTTTCTCATATTAATAAATATGACGAAATGTGATAAAAATAATATTTTTTAAAAAAAATATTTGTTTAGTAATTATAAAGATTGTATCTTTGTACTCATAAAAAAAAATAAATAATCTAAATTTTAAAAAAAATGGAAAAAATTGTAGCACCATTACCAGCATTAGGTAATGACAGAATTAGGAGAGAAAATTCATCAAAAACTGGTGAAATTGTAAAAATTCCTTTATCTAAAATTGTAATAAGAGAAAATTATAATGTTCGTCAAGAAATGGGTGAAATTGAAGAATTGTCTAAATCAATTTTAGAAAATTCACAAATACAACCTGGTAGAGTTGATGTACTTGAAGATGGTACATTTTCATTAGTTGATGGTCATAGAAGATATGCAGCTTTGAAATTATTAGAAGCTGATGGTCATGAACCATATTTCATTGCAATTGTTAATGGTTCTCGTACCACAGAAGAACAACGTATTTTACAGATGTTCATTACTTCTGATAACAAACCTTTGACAGCACCAGAGGTTGCTGAACTTATCTTACGTTTGGTTAATTTAGGACACGACCAAATATCGGTGGCAAATAAGATTGGTAAAACACCAGCGTATGTTTATCAAATGTTATCATTCGCCAACGAAACACCAGAAATTAAGAATCTGGTAAAAGAAGGTAAGATTAAAGCTACAACAGTTTTTAATGTGAAAAGAACCATTAAGAACCAAGCTGAACGTACAGAAAAAATTAAGGAGGCAGTGGCAAACAATACCACAGATAAAGCTGTAACCCTTGAAGCTGTAACAGGTAATACAGATAAAAAGATTACCGCAATGGCAAATGAATTGATTGCAGTGTTTGGTATTGACGCTGATGAAATTGATACAATCAAATCAATCATCAAACGTAATCTGTAATACGATTATTCTATTAAGAAGTCCTCATCGAAAGATGGGGATTTTTTTTGCGCTTAAGTTTTGCTGCATGCTGCGCTGAAGATGTCTCAATATGTTTTGGCAGTGAAATTAATACTGCCAAAACATATTATCCTGAACATCCCGGATCATCACCTGAGAAAAATAAAAAACTTTTTTTTGTTTATTAAATATAAAATCCTTATCTTTGTATCCTAAATTAAAAAAGATGAATTTAAACAGACACGTATCCGAAGGTTGGACGGTTCAAGATTTTATTGATGAACTTACTCTACAATTTGAAATGATTATGAGTAATAGTTCGTGGCAAAAACCTTTTAAGGATAAGGCTGAATTAAAAAAGTGGTGTATGGATAATCAACCGTATTATAAAAAACATATACCAGAAGTGTATAATCATTTTTTATCTAAAACAAAACTTAAATAATATGTACACATTACAATTCAATCAATACATCCCTCGTAAAAGTAGATGGGATGCAACCGGGTCATTTGGTGCAAAAACCTATTGGTATATTACTGATGACAAAGGTAAGACCATTGATAAAACTACTTTCAAACTTTATCGAGGTAAAGAAATGAACAGGTATGCTTTCCACGATAAAGCAATTGCTGAAGCTATCGTTAACCAATTAAATAAAAAAATATGTCAACACTAGTTAGGTTTGTTGTAAGTAAAACATTTTATCGAGATGAAGTTGTTGCCATATTTCCACAATTAAAGTATAATAAAAGACTGTACGGAAATAGTGAATTGGTTTGTTATGCGCATATTGGGCAACATAGTTCTTGCAGAAAAGAATGGGCGTATGACAAAAAACATAAATTAGCCACACCTGAACAATATAAAGACCTTAAAAAGGAATTGGAAGATGCTGGTTATATTTTAAAAGTTTGTAAAAATTAAATAATGTCAGTAGTTAAAATCTAATGTGAAATATAAATTCCAATCCAGGATTGAATCAAAAGTATTTCATGTTACTAGTGCTATTCTCAGGGAAAATAAAAATTTTGATGATCCAGAAATTAAACGTATCACAAAACAAATCCATGAGGAAATATTATTTGGAAAACATGGTGAAGGAAATTTGGTAGATTAATATAAATGTATTACCTTTGTACCCTAAAATAAAATATTATGAGTAAAAATTTTGTAACCGAAGCGAATAATGTACGTTTGGAAGCATTAACGTATATCCGTGAAGTTGTTAGTAAACATGGGGATAATCCATACGAATTAATTGACCCTTCAACTTATGATGGAGAAATTGAAAATGAAGTTTATGAATTACCTAGAGGTGTTTATGTTGATAAATTTGGGTACCACAATGAATACCCATTGATTAATGTTTCAATCATTAAAAATGTATTAACATTCGGTGGACTTGCATGTATCGGTGAGGTAGATGATGATATGACCTTCAATGATGATGAATTAGACACTGATGTTATATGTACAATTGCAAATAAAATTTTTAATCTTGAGAAATAACATGAACTTTGAATTTACAGACTTACAAGTTAAACCTTCAAATAATAGACATGGTGAAGGTTTCAGAGATAAACATAAGATTTATATTTTCCATGATAAGGAAAGTATTGTTGATAATATCATGGAACGTCAAAATAGACCATACGAGACCTATAAGGAACTTGTATTACCTAAGTTGTTGGATTTTAAGTTTCCGAGTCACCATGCGTCTGTAATGAAGGAAAAATGGGGTTGGAGACAAAACTGTGGATGTTCTGCATGTCCTTGTTCCCCAGGATTTGTTGGGAATAATGGAGTTGTAATTCCTTTGGATATTTTTGTAACAATAAAAATAAATTAAACGTATGACAATTTATATTAAAGTACCAGTTACAGAAGGATTACCAGTGTCTCCTGGTAAATATATTGTTTTCACTGAGTCCACTTATGGAAAACATTTTAAAAGTCATAACCAATTTGCAGCAAACTTCAATGGAAAACATTTTGAAGTCAATAATCAAATTGTCACAGATTGGTTGAAAGAAGTTCAAAATTAATTTGTTTATTCAATATAAATGTATTACTTTTGTATCTCACTAAAAAAAAAATATATGTACACAGTAAAAAACAAAGTAGAAGGTAAGATTGTTGGTAACTTCAAAAGTGATGGTGAATTTATTGATTTCATGAATACCATTTTAAAAGATAATGGTGACGAAAATTTCAGTATTATTGGTGTAAGTGATGCTGAAGAATACCTTCAAGATTTTTGTGAAGATTTAGAATTAATCGAACCACTATCTTATGCCGTTATTTTAAACTTTGAGTCTGGTAAAGTAGAAGTCCTATCATTGGACAATAAACCAGAAGAACTGGACGCTGATGAATTTATTGAACTACCAACTGAAGAAGGTGGTTTGGGTTACGATTTATCAAATTGTAACTATATGGTGACAGATGATATTACAATGTACAATTTAAACTTTTAGTAAAATGGTAAAGATACATATTAACAAAGAGTGTAATGACAAAAATGAATTGTCCGTATTACTTAGACATATTGCAGATTTAATTGATAAGGGGGAAAGTTATGGTAACACTTGGGAACTTATTGATATATCTGAAAGACAAGAAAAAATTGAGTTTATCAAAAAAGTATTATTCACTTGGGGTGATACATCAACCACTGAATTGGAGTTAGAAAGTTCTCCAGTATATAATAACCTAACTGGTAAGATATGTACACTTGTTGAGGAGTTTACAGAAGATTATGTCCATGTTGTTACTTACGATGATGATATTGATATTGATGAAGATGATATACCCTATGAGAAATTATCCGATGAATTGATTGATGAAATTTATGATTTAATTGAACAGTACAATATTGTACAAGAAAAACTATATGATAGTATAAGAGATGAAGATTTTTAGGTTCGTATATTTTAATTTAGGATTAATCCCCGCTATTCTTAGTGGGGATTTTTTTTGTACTTAAGATCCAGAGTCGGAGCTTGCTTAAGATTGAATATGTTTTGGCAGTAAATAAAAAAAAATAAATTTGTTTATATAATATAAACCCCTTATCTTTGTGGTTCAAAAATAGGGAATAATCCCAAGTAAAATTAAAAATTAATAAAATGGAACGTATTGAAAAAAATGGTAAAGAGTTATTTGTAGGTGATTGTGTATTAGTACCAGAACCTAGTGGTGATGATAAGTACAATCACGAATTTGTGGGAACTATTAATGGATTTACCAAAGATGGTAATGCAATTATTTTTGACAGTGATGATAATTACTTTTTTATTGAACCCAAAAAATTGGAGTTTTTTGATGGAAATATCCAACTAACACCAGTCGAAATAATGAAATTAAAAAAAATGGTAAAATCTAAATAAACAACACAAACAATAAAACCTCACATTAACTTGTGGGGTTTTTTTATGCCCTTGAGAAAATTTCGATCTTAAGTAAAATAAATATGTTTTGGCAGTATTTTATTTACTGCCAAAACAATTCTTTCAGGAACAACAGGTCCTTTATATTTTTTTTTGTTAGTACTTTGGTTTAAATTAAAATTTCATTATATTTATAAAAAAAATATTATGAAAGAAATTTGGAAGTTTGTCACTGATTATGAAAATTTGTATGAAGTGTCAAATTATGGAAAAGTAAAAAGTGTTAAAAGAATAACTACAGATAAAAATGGAATAAGTTATAAAAAAAAAGAAAAGATATTAAAACCGAGCATAAATAAATATGGTTATTTACAGGTTGGGTTATCTAAAAATAATAAATTAAATTCATTTACTGTACATTCTTTAGTCGCTAAAGCGTTTATAAATAATGAACAAAATAAACCAACTGTTAACCATATAGATGGTAATAAATTAAATAACATTGAAACCAATTTAGAATGGGCAACAAAATCAGAACAAGCCATACATTCTTTAAATATGAATCTTAGAGTTGTTCCTTGTAGTTGGAATAATAAATTTGGTGGTAATCATGGAGCAAGTAAAAAGGTTTCACAATATGATTTACACAATAATTTAATACAAGAATTTGATTCATTAATTGATGCTGGAAACCATATTAATAAAAATCCGTCAGGTATTACTCAAGTTTGTAAAGGTCGTAAAAAAACATGTGGTGGTTTTATTTGGAAATATAGTTAAAATAAATTTGTTTATTCAATACAAATGTATTACTTTTGTACCTCACTAAAATAAAAATATATGTCTAAATTAATTTTTAAAAGTAGAGCTCAAGCAAAAAAAATAACTGGTATTAGTTATTTGGGTTCTGTTAACGCAACAGTTAAACATGAAAAAGCGTATAAGTATAATGAGTTAACATACGCATTATATTTAGCGCCGGCTAAATTATCGGGTTATGAAGTTTGTCCTATGAGAACAAAAGAATGTACTGATGTTTGTTTAAATGGTTCTGGTTTTTCATTAAGATACGATAGTGTGACAAAATCCAGAATTAAAAAAACTAAATTATTTTTTGAAGAAAGAGAGTTTTTTGTTAATTGGTTAATTGATGAAATAAAATGTGCTAAACTTAAAGCAGAAAAATTAGGATACTCTTTTAGTGTTAGGTTAAATAATACTTCAGATATTTCACCAGAACTTTTTTATATGACCGATAAATTAACCGGTGAGAAAAAAAATATATTACAAATTTTCACGAATACCATATTTTTTGATTACACAAAAGTTCCAAACCGTACCAAACTATTAAAGGAATATAAGAACTATGACCTTACATTTTCCTTTGATGGTAAGAACTTTCTGGAATGTGATAATATGTTGAATAATAATATAAGGGTTGCTGTGGTGTTCAAAAATGATTTCCCAAAACAATTCTTAGGTCGGAAAGTAATTGATGGGGATTTAAACGACCTTCGTTATAAGGACCCAAAAAACGTAATAATTGGACTTAAATATAAAATTGTAAGAACTAAACTAGATCCTAATAATAAATTTGTCATACAATAAAAATAAATTTGGTAGGGGGTTACAAACCCCTTACCTTTGTATCACAATAAAATTAAAATAATGGCAAAAGATTTCAATCATAAAAAAACTGAGAATAGTACAAACACCTGGTTAACTCCACCAGAAATTATTAAATCATTGGGAGAATTTGATTTGGACCCATGTACTCCCCCAATCATGCCGTGGTTAACAGCAAAACATCGTTACACAGAAACAGAAAATGGTTTGATACAACCCTGGTTTGGTAGGGTTTGGTTAAATCCTCCTTATGGTAGGGAATTAGAAGCATGGTTAAAGAAAATGGCAAGTTATGCAAATGGTATTGGGTTTGTATTTGCAAGGACTGAAACCAAAGCATTTCAAAATTGGGTGTTCCCTCATGTTGATAGTATGTTGTTTATGGAAGGTAGAGTTAAATTCTATAAACCAGATGGCACAATCGGTGGTTCATCAACAGCTCCATCTATCTTATTGGGATATGGTGAAGAAAATGTGGAATGTCTTGAACATTGTGGTATCAAAGGTAAACATATCCTAGTTAACCATCAAAGAATTATTGTTGTAGGTATTACCCCAACATGGTATAGTGTTGTTAGTATGTCCGCAAGACAATACGGTGACAAAGAACTTAAACCTATCTATGATATGGTTGAAAGAGTTTCACCCGAAAAGGTTGCAAAAAACCCTAATTGGAAAGCAAAGGTTCGTCAACAAATTCAAGTTTATAGAATAAAAACCGGTATTACAACAGTAGAATGTAATTAAATTTGTTTATTCAATACAAAGGTATTATCTTTGTATCTCATTAAAATTAAAAGAACATGGCAATTAAAATTGTTTATTACACAGAACCTATTGATAACTTTGGTAGGAGTGAGTCCTCAATGAAAGGTAATATTATATTCGATGTCCTTAATAATGTTGAGGATTGGAATGATGATATGAAATTTCAAACTAAAGGTGGTGCTTGGTACAACATTGATGAACTTGCTGGTAAAGAAGTGGATGTACCAGAAATTGGTATCTTTAAAGTACCTGAAGATCCGGAAAATTAAATTTGGTGGGGAAATTAATTTCCCTTACTTTTGTATTCATTTATTAATAATTAAAAATTAAATTTTATGTCCCATTTTGCAGTGATGGTTGATATTTATAATAAAAAGAGTTATGGATATTACAACCAAAAGATCTGGAGTGTACATGATAAAATGTTTATCCAACAATAAAATTTATATTGGTTCATCAATTAATTTAAAACAAAGGATTAATAGACATTTTAATGATTTAAAAAAACAAAAACACGCTTCACCTCAATTACAAAACGCGTTTAATAAATATGGATATGATTCTTTTGATGTTATTATCATTGAAGATTATGAAAAGGATAGTATTACATTAAAAGAGTTACTTATAATTGAACAAAAATATTTGGATTTATATAAACCTTATATAAAAGAAAATGGTTTTAATACTTGTCCAATTGCAGGTTCACCCAAAGAATTTAAAAGATCTGAAGAAACCACAAAAAAAGTATCAGATAAATTAAAAGGTCATGTGGTAAGTGAGGAAACAAGAAAAAAAATAGGTGATGGAAATCGAGGTAAAATAATGTCACGAGAATCGGTAGAAAAAATGAGAATAACTAAAATTGGTGTAAAACAAAGTGAAGAAAGTATCGAAAAAAGAGCCCGTGAATATTCCTTTATTGATATTAATGGTATAATATATAAAGGTAAAAATTTAAAAAGGTTTTGTGATGAACATAAACTACATAGACAAAATATGGTGATGGTTTTAAATGGTAAAAGAAAAACACATCATGGTTTTAAATTATTTAAAAATTAATTTTGTATATTTCAAAATAAGTGTTACATTTGTAACATATTTCTTAACAATAAAAAAATAATAATTATGTCCCATTTTTCTTGCATGGTAATCGGTGGTAGAGTTGATGAACAACTTGCACCGTATGACGAAAACGAAAGACTTGAAACCCCAGTAGTTACTGGTGAAGTATCTGAAGAAAAAAAACAATCAATGATTGAGTATTACAAGGAAAAGGGTACTGAATACCCAACATTCGATGAACTTTACGCTGAGAAGGGTGAAGATTGGAATAGTAATTCATGGGTTAAACGTGACGACAAGTGGGTGGAAGTATCCACATATAACCCCAAAAGTAAATGGGATTGGTATCAATTAGGTGGTCGTTGGAATGGGTTTCTTAAACTTAAAGAGGGTACCACTGGTACTAACGGTGAAAAGAGTTGGGCGAGCATAGATGGTGATAAAGTTGGTTATTGTGATGAAACCATCAAAAAGAATATTGATGTTGAAGGAATGAGAGATGAAGCTGGAAAGGATGCTGGTGAAAGATATGATAAAGTAATGTCTTTTATCAAAGATACACCAGTTCCAACCAAATGGTCAGATTTAGTTGAACGTGTAAAGAATGATGAAATTACGATTGATGTTGCCAAATCATTGTATCACGACCAACCAAGATTGAAAGCGTTAAAAACAGTAGAAGCAATAAAAGAATTGGGATATTTTGTTGATGTGGAAGATTTTGAAATGAGTCGTGAAGAGTATGTTCAAAGGGGAAGAAACGAAGCACTATCCACTTATGCTATCGTTAAAGATGGTGAATGGTTCCAAAAAGGTGAAATGGGATGGTGGGGAATGTCAAATGATGAAATGACACAAGAAGAATGGGATGAAAAACTAACAGAAATGTTTGATGAACTCCCAGACGATACAACCATTTCAATCATTGATTGTCACATCTAATTTATTTAACACATTCTTAACAATATACAATTAAATATATTGTTAAGAATGTTTTACTTTTGTATCACAATAAAAAATAATAGTTATGGGTAATGTTTGTATCTTTTTATAGTATTTATTAGTATGGATACTGAATATGTTACAATTAAAAATTACCCTAATTATGAAATTAATAAATTAGGTCTTATTAGAAATAAAAAAAATAACAAAATTTTAAAACCTTTTATAAATTCTTGTTATTACCGAGTAAACCTATATTTATCGAAAACGGAAAAAAAATTATGTCAGTTACATAGAATATTGGCAGAAGTTTTTATAGAAAATCCTGAAAATAAAAAAGAAGTAAATCATATTGATGGAAATAAATTAAATAATTCATTAGATAATTTAGAATGGGTAACAAGAGTTGAAAATGCATTACATTCATATAAATATGGTTTACAAAAATCAAAAAAAGGAAAAAATAATGATAAACATAAAAAAGTAATACAATTTGATTTAAACAATAAAGAAATAAAAGTATGGGATTGTGTTATGGATATTGAAAGAGAATTAGGTTTATCAAGTGGAGGAATTTCAAATTCTTGTTTAGGGAAATCTAAAACAAGTTATGGTTTTAAATGGAAATACATTAATAATTAAAAATCCGGGATGGGATAAAATCCAAACATTAATATTTTGGGGCTAGATCAATATTTGTACAAGAAAACTTATGTGAAGAACTGGAATCATATGACACCAGAAGAATTACACGAAATCACAATTAATAAAGGTAATAAAAAAAGAAAGGATATAAAACCTGAAAGGATTAGTTACATTATTGAAGAAGTTGGTTATTGGAGAAAGTTCAACGCTCTACACAACTGGTTCGTTATGAATTGTCAAAATGGTGATGATGATTGTGGTGAACACTATGTTAGTGAAGAACAACTCAAAGAACTATTGGAAACCCTTAATAAGGTTAAAGAGTTTAAGTCCGACCCAATCAATGAAGAGTTGAGGAACTTACTACCAACACAATCCGGGTTCTTCTTTGGTGGTACTGAATATGATGAGTATTATTTTGATGAGGTAGAAAGGACAATCGAAATGATTAGTGAACTACTGACAGAAGAAGGAAGTGGTGACTTTTACTACAATAGTAGTTGGTAAAAACAATATGTCAAAGGTAATTAACCCTCACAGAAATGTGGGGGTTTTTTATTACCCTGAAAAACGGGACTCTTAAGATCTTCAGATATGTTTTGGCAGTGGATAATATTTTTACTGCCAAAACAATTCTTTCAGGAATAACAGGTCCTTAAGATCATTTTTATTTGATAACAATTCCTTAACATAATAAGTTTGTCCATATCATAAGAATGATATACTTTTGTATCGTAAATTTATTTTTTAACATAAACAACGAAGATGTCCCCGTTTAAAGGGCATATAGCTTATCGGATACACACACTACTGGGAGTACAAGACTCCAACACAAGATTGTCAGAAAGAGTTCAAACAAGTAAGAAAAGAACTAAAAAAGGTTATGAAGAACTTACCTGAGTTCTCAGAAACAGGTGGTGGTTATTACAAAGATGAACCAATCGTTTTAAAGGGTGGTAGAGGAACTGGTAAACCAATTATCAATACCAAAGAGATTTACTTCAATGGAGACAGTTCCAAAGACCTAAATAGTGAAACCTTTTACTTTGAGTTTGATGGTAGTCCTTTTGCGTTTGCGTTCTGTAAGACAGCCAGGAAACCGTATGACTTCATGGTTTGTATTACCCTACTATCATTGAGAAACAATGTAACAGGTTTTAGTTTCTCATCAGATGGTAAAAAAGAAGATTGGGAACCAGCGGTTAAGTATTACGAGGAACATATTGGTGAACTAAAAAACAAAGAAGAAATTTTAAATAATCTTTAATCATTTAAATATAATAGTATGGCGAATTGGTGTTATAATAACCTGAATATAACAGGTGATAAGGAGATTATTGCTCCATTGATAGAAAAAATAAAGGAGATAGAAACCTCTAAGACTGGTCTCTTTGAATCTCTAGTTGGAATTGATGACTCAGGTGAGGGACATATGAAAGATAGACTCCAACTAAATGTAAATGGTTGGGGAACTAAATGGGATGTACCTGGTCATAGTATTAACCCATCATATGATGAGACATGTATTGAATTAAGTTTCGATACCGCCTGGTCACCACCAGTGGGATTCTGTCAGATGCTCACAAAACTATATGGGGTTAAATGTGAAATCCATTACGAAGAACCAGGTAATGACTTCTGTGGTATGTCCATCATTGAAGATGGTGAGATTACCAAGGAAGAAGATGATACCTATCGTGAAGGTAAGTATAAACGTGATAGGGAAGGTTTCTGGAATGAAGTCAATAGTGACATCGAATGTAACATTGACGACCATCAAACTGGTGAGGATTTCTTTAATAACCATTATATGAATGAGACTTACCTTACTGAGAGAGATAAGAATGAAATTATTGATATGTTTAACGATCTAAAAGAAGATGAATAAGAGACCTTTCAGATGGGTTGCGTGGTATTCAACCCCAAAGTTATTCCACACTAAAAAAGAAATGTTGGACTATATTGGTTCATCAATTGTAATGTACGGTAAAATAAACAAGTAAATATGAGTAGAACAAACAAAACAATTTCTGGTGTATTCGTTAATATTGTGGGGAATTCAAATGAGTTCCCCACGTATGACAGATTTATTAAAGATGGTGATAAACTATCATCTTCGCATGCCCTGAAAAAGTATACACAAAGATATAATAATATCATAACCCAGAATGAGGAAATTTT